CAAGCTGTTGGTAGTTTTCTATCTCTCTTTCCAAGACATTTTTAGGATAAACTCTGCCGTTTCCATTCTTGGTGCCTGCTTTTTGGCAAATGCCGACAAGAAATACTGATCCATTGTCTCGACGGACTCTTTCGCCTTCAGTTAATACGTCCATGACGCAGTTTCCATCAGGGCAAAGTTCATAAAATTCTCTAATAAGTTGTTTAGTCATATTTTATTTCCTAAAAAGAAGCAGGGCTCACCCCTGCTTGGTATTACTTCCGCTGCAACAGCGTCTAACTCGGGGGGTGTTTTGTCTTTGCATTTTACTAGACTCCTAAATATAAAATACCACAATAAATAGTATCTTTAAGCACTTAAAGCATCATTCATTTTTATTTAAAGTGATAGAAACTCCGTCGTCATTCACAAGGCGGTTTAAAATATACGATGCTCCCGACGATAGACACCCTAGAAGAAAAATATTAGCAGCACTAAGTTCATACTGCCACAAAGAACAAAAAGGGCTTAAAAAAGCAAGAAAAACTCCTACCCAAAAGCCCATGCACATCGCGCAGTGAAATAATTTTCCGAAGCCTTTAAGCCAATCTTTAGAAGGTCGGATTTTATTAAAGATAGAGCCATAAAGAATAATCTGCGTCATGCCATAGGCACATAAAATAAAATAAACTAAATCCATTCAATCACATGTTGTATTGTGCAGGTAGACCATAAGGGTTAATGCCTGGAACGATGCTCCCTTTCCTTGGGTCTTGTGGGACCTCTCCAAGTTCTGTTGAGTCCTCTGGTGAAGGATCTGTGAGGTTTTCTTCCTCCTGCTGCATCATCTCATCTTCGTATTTAAAAATTTCTTTTTCTTCAGTCATAAACTTAGAGATAGAGTAGAGTGTTGCATCAATAGAGTTAACTTCTTCTGATTCTGCAATCATAGCTTCCATAGACATAAAAATGTTTCCACCTTTAATGCTGTCGTATTTAATAACACCATCGCGCCTTAAATAATTAAATAACTTGTCTTGCGTTGGATAAACGTGCTTGGAATATTCGTTTTTTGGGAATGTAACAACCTTCTTGCTTTCTGTAATGATAACAATATCAATATCTTTATGGTCGAAGATCATGAGATTTCCATCCAAAGACTTCTTGACATCCAAGGCAACTTCAACAAGCTGTTTGTATTTTACTGTTACGTTGATTTCTTTAGCCATTTTGTTCCATCTCACTTAGCAAGTTCTGTATTTTAAGAATGTTTTTAAGAACATCTTGATTGATAGGTTGGTTTTTTAAAGATTCTACAATCTCTGTTACTTTTAGGATCTTTTCTTTAATGCCGTCGTTTTCTTTTACAAGCTCTGTCTCAAGAGTTTCTTTTAGTTTTGTCTTGATGCGTCCAACTTCTTCGTTAAGGAAGACTTTTAATCCAAGTCCGTTGTCTGAAAAGGACGTGATGTATTTATTGAGAAGTGTTTTTTGTTCTTGCAAGAGTCCATCGCCATATTGCTTGTTATATTTTTTCATAAAAACATTAAAAGTAAGCTGGTCTGTTGGGACTTTCTTTTCTTCTTCAAGTTGTTTTAGTTCCTCTACAAGCTTGCTTTCTAAAATAACTTTCTTTTTTGGAGCAACATCCAAGTTTAAAAAGTTATAAATCGTAGCTAAGTTCTTGTAGTTAGGGATAAAATTGTTAAAAAGATCTTTTGTTACATTTTTATTGATTTCGTTGATAAGAGATGTTTGAGAATTAAAAATAGAATCCTTATCAAGCTTGGAGTGTTGAAATCTTGCTTCTTTGATAACCTTTTCTTTTAACTCTTTATCCATATCTCTTGTTTCCAAGATAGAGTTATAAATTTGCAACTCTTTATAAAGTTCAGTTTCTTTGTTAAAGAATGTTTTAAGTGTTTTGATTATTTTGTTTTTGCGATCAAGATCTTCAGAAATAACGCTCTTTACAACTTCTCTCACTAAGCTCTCAAATACAAAAGCGGTATTTCTTTTTTTATTATGTTTAAATTTCATTTAATTTTGTTCTCCAAGCCAGCTATAAGATTATCAATATCTATCTTTGTCTGAAACAAAAGTTCTTCTTCCTTCTTATAAGTAGTAGCAAGTTCTTCTGTGATACCACGACCTAAGCTTTTCATTGGTTGTGGGATATCTCCTTTGGCTTTTATTTGTCTTTTTCGAGGACCAGAAGACGTTCTGCGATCGTGACTTACAGGAGTATTCCACTTTCCGTTTGAGGCGGTAGTTGTTTCTTTTTTATTTCCCATTTTATCAACTTTTGTTACTTTATAATTTTCATCATCTCTTTTGCCAGGAGCTGTTATAAGACCACCTGTTGGAGATTCTTCTTCAGCAGGCGCTTCTTCAGCAGCGGGTTCTTCAAGATCTAGATCGGCACCTCCGGCATCAGGGGCTTCAAGGTCATCTCCACCGGCATCATCGAACAGATCACCCTCTCCGCCTGTATCAAAACCTGCACCACTGGCTGTGTCTCCAAGAGCTTCTTCTGTAGTTCCTTCTAAGGCAGTATCATATTTTTTATCGTAAAACTTTTCTCTTTGAACTCTATTGATATCTTCATGTGACATATTGAATAAATTCTCGAAAATCCAACGCTTGCTAAAGAAACCTTCTGTGGCAGAAGAAGCAACTTCAAATTTTGTTCTCCAGTGTTCAAGTTCTTGGAGTTCAGCAATTTTAGAAGGATTATTTAAAGTCAAGCTAAATGAAACCAAATCCTCTCCTCTGAAGCCAAGCGTATAAAGATGGATAACACCAATCTTTTCAAGCTCAGAAATGACAGCTCTTTGAAGCCGCTGAATTGTTCTGGCGAAACGAATGTCTTTCTGCGAGAGAGTTGTCTTATCTTCTCCACCTTCGTCGGTGGCAGAGAGGTAAGATGCAGGGATTTTGATTGCGCTGAATAGTTTATCTCTTAAATATTTAACGTCATCGATGTCGCCTGTATAAGTTCCACCTGGAAGGTTTTCAATACGAGTGTTAGTTGCTCCTCTTACGGGAACCCAATAGTCTTCTTCAACAGACATAGGGTTGTAGCGAAGATCGACTCGACCTGTGTCGGCATCTACAACTTGATTTCGCTTCATCTGAGTCATGACTTTCTGCATGTATTGTTCGACATCTTCGGGAGAAATATTACCAGTATCAATATAAAAAACTCTTCTTTCTGGTGCTCGAACAATACGATAAGCCATCATGGCGTCTTCAAGAAGTGTAAGTTGTCGCCAAATACGACGAGCGGGGTCGAGGACGGATGTCCCGTAGGGAGCGTGTTTGTCGTTGCCTAAAATACGAAAATGAGCCATTTGCCAGTTTTCGAAAGTTAGACCGCCCGAGTTCCATTGGAACTGGACGTAGTTTGGATTTGTTGGGTCTTCGCCTTCTAGGCGCTCAATCTCTTTTGCTGGAAGACCGATGGCGTTTTTAATTCCTTGTTCGTCGTCAATATCAAGGTAAAGGAAATAATCTCCATACTTGCACATTGTGCGACACCAGCCAAAAAGATTAAAATCAATGTTTAGGACGTTGTGATAAAGGTTCTCAAGAGTAAAGCGTATTTCTTCGTTAGGACAGGCGATACCTAAAAGAGGGCTAAACTCGTTAGAAGTTGTCATTTCATCTGCATAAATATCTAAAGCAGAGTGAAGCTCTGGAGAATACTCCATTTGGTCAAAGTCAAGGTATCTTTCCATACGGCTTTGATTGTTAAAGAAGTTGGCTCCAAGGTTTTTGTATGGGTCATAAGCGCTCTTTTTAAACTCTAACCCACCGGCAGATTGAAAACTATATTTGTCTAGCTGGCGTCTTCTTTCTTTTCTAGGATTTTGCCTTCTGTAATCTGTGATAGGACCTGAAAATAAACGGGTAAGTTGTTTAAAGAGGTTACTTTGAGGGTTCCTTGTGTTTTTCTTGCTAGCCATTTACTATCCTTTTAAAAGCCAATTGTAATCTTTGTATTGTTTAACCGTATTCTGTGTTTTTATTGCTTTATATCCTTGCATTCCTGGGATTGTTGTATTGATTTCTTTTTTTGTAGTCATCATAGAATCCAAAAATGCTTTTTTATATTCTAGTTCTCTTTTGTTTGTTTCAAAAGCTGTATCTCTCACCCAGCAACTTATCGCACAAGCCATAACCAAGTCATCATTATACTTTCTCATAGCTTGCGGGCGACCATTGTGCCAAATGAATGTTTTCATCTCCTCAAGTAATCTTGTCGAATATATCGTAAGTAGTTTATTTCTAATGAATTCTTCCATTTTTGCGATTATTAGAGGTCTAGTCTTACTAGAGGTTGTAAAACCTGCTATAGCGCTATTAGAATGCTCGGCAGTTACCTGATCTACATACTCGTGAGTAGATTTGTAAGAGTAATAAATGTTAGGATATTCTCTTTCCACAAGTTTATCCAATACCGTATGTCCAGCAGCCATATTCTCCACAACAATCATGCAGTCGCCATATTCCTTACCAGCATCATAAAGTATACCAGAAAAAATGTCTGGTGTTAACTTTCCTTGGTATTCTCCTACAACTTCATTTGTCTCAATTTTTATAACATGAAATGTAGAATAATCTTTTCCGTCGCCTCTTGCGACATCGGCTGAAATAAGATAAGTGGAGTCTTCTTGATATTCCTCCCAGATCCAAAAGTTTCTGTCAAAGGCAGTTTTATATTTTGGAGGCTTTACACTTTGTTCAATGTAGCTCATGTCGTCAGGGTGGAATACAGTCTCACCAGACATATTAAAATTGCATTCAAGTTCTTGAGCAACTTGTCGTCTAGACATGTTTCTTGTTTCTTTTTCAAACCATTCTTGATTGCGCTCTGGGTGGACGTCCCACATTAACTTTGTGGGGAAAAAATCGTTGTTCTCCGCTGCGGCATCAATATAAGTTTGATGAAACCAGTTTCCACAGCCATTCGGGGTTGAAAGCGCAATACATCGACCACCAGTCGATAGAGTAGAATATAGACCAGTCCAAAGGTCGTCAAGACCATCAACATGCGCTGCCTCGTCAATAACAAGGAGAGAGAGCGCTTCTGAACGACCAGCATCTGAAGAAGTAGAAGACGCTTTAATCTGAGAACCATTAGAAAGTTCAAAAGAAGTTCTATTATCAATATGAATATTAGCAATCTTCATCCAAGGAGGTAGATACTTAATGATTGCTTTTACTTTCTTTACAAGATTGGCAGCGGTCCCAAACTTTGTAGCAATAACAAGGATATTTTTATCTCGGTGGAACATCATCATCCAAGCAATATATGCTGCGGTAATAGTTGAAATACCGAGCTGTCTTGCTTTTAAGATAACATTAAACCTGTGGTCATTAAAATCACAAAGAAGCTGATCCTGGAATGGGTACAACTTAAACGGAATCAAGCCACGCATAGGGTGTGCGATTTTGGCATAGTTGTTAATAAAGTAAGATGGGTCCTTCCCTGATTTAACAATTTCTGCTAATATTTCTTTCTTTGTTGGCTTATAAGACATTATTCAGATAAGTTATCTACTATGCCTTCCATGCACCTTCTGCGAGGAAAGAGCGAAAGTTCTCGTCCAATCTCTTGTTGAGTCCTTTCATATTCGTCTCTCCCTCCACGGCATCAACGCTAGAAAGGTTGCCAACTTCATACATCTTAGTGGCTACAACGAAAGTTCTAACACGGGAAGTTTGTTGAACTTTTGCGTCTACATCGCCAAGAGATTTAAGGTTAAGAGCTTTTTTAGTAATCTTTTTGAACTCTTCTTTCAAAAAAGAGGATATATCATTCATTTTTCTTTCTAAATCATTTTCAAAGCCATTGTCATGTACATCTTTTAAGAACACATCAGACTGATAAGAAACACAAAGATTTTTTCCAAGCATCTTGATTTTAAAGCCATCTACAATTCGACTATTAAGAGTAGGGTTTCCTTTTTCTCTGTCCAAACCAATATCGATAGGTTCGCCTTCTTCATTTAAAGCTCCGTCATAAGCATTAGCTGCTGCCTGACCGATTGCTCTGATTACCTCTAAATCTTCTTTACTAGCCATTGTTTTTGTCTCCTATGTTTGGACGCCATCCTGTTTCCCAACGTTCTTCTCTATCTTCTACATATTGTATGTAACATCTAAAACAACAATCAAATTTTGTCATGTAGACATCATCTTTTATTTCTAGCGAATAACTTTCGCAAACAGGACAGTTTCTTTTTTGTTCTCTATTAAGTAGTTTTTTATTAATCAAAAACCCATTAGTTTCAACCTTTTCTGAGGCGTCTTGTTTTTGGTTTCTCTTTTCTTTTATTTTCTTTACTTGCTCAATGTATTCTTTTTCTTTCTCGGGTGTCCAGCCAGACTTGGGGTTTTGGATTGCTTCTTTGCCGTATTTCTCGGCAATCGCCTTCTCTAGCTTGACAACATAATGTGGGTCTTTATCTTTCATTCTGCGATTTTGATAGCAGCGTAATAAACTCCTATAGAAAGAAGACACCCTGCTATAATTCCTCCTACAAACCACCAATGATTATAATCGTTGGGGCTTTTTTTAACTAACTCTTGTAGGCGATTTATCTCTTCATCTTTTATTTTTAACAAAGCAGTATGTTTATCTTTTAATCCATCATGCTTTGCTTGAAGTAAATCAAGCTTTAACTTAAACTCAGAAGTAATAAGTTTCTTCTGTAAGTCTAACTCTAGTTGGTATTTCTTTAAAGCAAATTCTTTATCTAGTTTTAGCTTGACAGAAGCCTTTAAATCAAAAAGAAGACCCCCATAGGGAGTTTTCTCTCCTTGCCCTATTACAGTTACCCTACCATTTGAACTTATAGAGTTGTCTGGGTCTGATTCACCAGCCATCACAACAGTCGGCAAGAAAGTTAACAAACAACATAGAAATACGGATAGAAGTTTACTCAACATAATCAACTCCAAACATCTCTGCCAGTTCTTTTGCAAGTTCTTCTGGTGTTCCTTCGTATTTCTTAACCATATTGTCCATTTTTTCTTTCTTTTCTTTGGAAAGATTATCTAAATCTATCTCATGCTCTTTGTTGAGCTTCTTCATTGTTTCAACATACTTAGCGTAAAGCTCGTCTCTTTTCTTAAGCTCGGTTGCGTGGCTTTCTTCTATGGCTTTGATTTGTTTTTCATAGCTTTCTTTATTAATCTCAAGGAGTTTAATCAATTTCTTGTTCCTAGAGAAGCTAAACAAGCTACCAACAATAACTAAAACAAAAAGCACCGGAACATACCAGTGCTTTTTTATCCATGTCCAAGCTTTTTTTAAAGCTAGCATAGTTTTATTTCCCATGCTTCCACTGTGTGGCTAAATCAACAAGAGCTTGAGAACCAATATACATAACTGTGACTGCAACCCAGTCACTTGATTCTAACAAACCATAACCTGCTAGTCCTGTCGCTGTAAGCCAAGCAAGAAACTTGCGGCTGATTACTTTTTCTACTGCTTTATCTAAAGCTGCTTTGATTTTTTCCATTTTTTTCTCCTTTATTCGTTTACTTTAGCATAACCATCTTCTTTGTTAATGATTATTTGCTTATCTACAATATCTTTTAAGACTTCTAAGTGTGAAATAAGAAAGATTGTTTTAAACTCGCTTTTAATTATATCCAAAATGCGAATAAATCCTTCCATATTTTCTTCATCAAGGGCTGTTCCTGGTTCGTCAAGGATAAATACATCTCCTTTTGGCAATGTAGAGACATTTAAAAGAGCCAAGCGAATAGCCATAGCTGCGATTGTCTTCTCTGCGCCTGAACCCATCTCAATAGGACGTGCCTCGTACTTAGGATGTTTGATTAAAATATCAAGCTTGTTGTCGTCATTTTCAAACATAACCTCAAACTCAACCACGTTAGATAAAATCTTTTGTATTTCTTGGTTAAGAATAGGTAGGCTTTGTTTGATTAAGTCATATGCAATGCCGTTTGAATGGACACACTTCATATACAAGTCGTAAGTTGAAAAGCTCTTGTTTAAAGTATCATGTTCTTTCTGCTCAAGTTCAATTTGTTTGTATTGTTGTTCTAGAGAGCCGTTTGCTTTGTAAAGATCAAGAAGATCTTCTGATGCTTTTTCTACTGCAATCTCATTTGTTGAGACGATATGTTTCAGCTTCTTCTTTTCCTTTACAAGAAATTGAAGGTTTTCAATAGCATCCTTGTTCTCTTCGTATTCTTCTCTTTTTTCTATTAAGTTGTTAAGATCATTATTGATCTGTAGGGATCTTGTCTTGTTCCGTTCAATATCTAATCTAATATCTTTAACTTGTTTTTCATATTTGTTCTTTTTCTCTTTTGCCTTTATATATCCGTTGATTCTTTCAATATTCTTATCGTGCTCTAAGTTATCTAATTCGGCTTGTTTTTGCCCTTTTGAGAGCTTTAGCTCATTTAAAGCCACCTTGGTATTCTCTAGTTGAGAAGATGCGTTATAGGCGTCTTTAATGAACTTGCATGAGGAATATTTTGGACCACAAGGAACCTCATTTAAAAGAGATGCTTTTTTGGACTGATTGTTGAACTTTATTTCCAAAACTTCGATATCTCTTGAGAAACTATCAAGCTCTGAAATCATATCCTCGCCAAACTCTTTGTTTTTTAAAGCATCCTCAATATCAAATACTTTTTGGAAGTTTTCAAACTTCTTTACAAACTCAAGCTTTTCGGCAATTTCATCCATATAATCTTTTTCTTTGTTTGAAATGCTGTCAAGTTCTTCTTTCTTTTCTTTTATTTCTTCTAAGACTTCTTGGATTTCGATTATTTCATCTGGTATAGAGTTAATCTTTGTTTCTAAAGCTAATATGTTTTCTCTAAATCCTAATGTAAGTTCTTTAAGGTCTTCATTTTCTCTTTTTTTGATATCAATCTTTGTTTCGCTTAAAGCAAGTTCTTTTCTTTTTTCTTTAAGTTCTGTTACAAAATCTCTATCCTTCATCTTTTTGAGAGCAACCCTCAAATCAGCAGCGTCGTCTTTTGCTTTTTTAAACTTCTTCTCAAAGACTTCCAAGTCAAGAAACTTAGCAAGAATTTCTTTACGCTTTGTCGAGCCTTCGTTGATGTAAGCAAGAGACTCTAACTGAGAACCCATAGAAGTTAAAAGAAAGTCTTCTATTGAACCAAAGACAGAACGAATGTTTTTGTCTGTTTGCGCTCTTGTATCGCCATTAAGAGGTGTTTCTTCGCCTGTAATGTTATCTACCTTGTAGAACTCAATATTTGTCTTGGCTTCTGTTGTAATGTTGCCTTTAAGTTTCTTTTCGTATTTCTCGCTTGTTCTTTCAACATGATAAGTGTCAGTTCCAATATCAATACTGACGCTTCCTCTTCCGTTTTCTTTATTCTGGTTAATAATATTGAGGTTTTTCCTTTCATTCTTGGAGGTTGTGTTGAACAAAGTATAAAGGAATGAATCAACAATAGAAGATTTACCAGAAAAATTCTTGCCAAAAATACCTACTGTTCCTTCTAGATTATTGAAATCAATAGTATTTGCTTCTCCATAGTTAAAAAGATTGTCCCACTCAAGACTCTTCACAGACCAGTGAACGTTGCGACTTACCTCTTCTTCTTCTGTAACGAGTTTATTATACTTCTGGTTTAAAGCGAAGATTTGTTGCAGTGTTTCTTCTTCAAGTTCATAGTCCTTTAAATAATCTTGTATAAGACCTTCTTGAACTTCTACACTTCGCAAATCGTCTTTAAAGACTGTATTAGATGCGTCGTCTCCACCTTTTCTGTTGCCGACAACTTTAGAATGAAAATTGATTGTCTCTGGTTTATACTTTGTCTTCGCAAGTTCAATCGTTCGCTTGATTATGTCCATAGGAAGATTAACTTCTGTTACAAGACGTAACCGGCACCCTTCTGGGATCTTTGCTTTTGCTGGTATCTTGCCTTTCTTTGTAAGGTTGATAGTGACAAAGGGCTTTGGGTTTTCTAATGCGTAGTGTTTTACTTTAAAAGTATCAGCATCTTTAATGTCCCAAAGAAGAAATCCTTTTTCTTCTGATTCTCCAAAGTTTTGTTGCACAAGAGAACCAGCATAGCGAATACGCCCTTCTTTATCTAAGGGTTGATTAGGCTTGTGAATATCGCCAAGAAGAGCATAATCGTATTCTGTAAGGCGATCTAAGTTAATGTCGCCGTGGGTCATTGTCCAGCCAGTAGAAGTTTGAACACCAGCAACAGAGCCGTGGAAAAGAGCGATATGTACTTTATCCATGTCTGCTGGGAGTGTCCAATTTTCTTCGTCTACAATGGATAGGACATGAAAACAAAAGTTATTGCCTATGTCCACTTCCGCAGAATATTTGTGAAAGTGAATGTTAGGGTGGTCCAATGCCGCAACAAGGGGGGAAACGGCATCTATCTTGGAGAGATTACGAAGGTTTAGATCGTGGTTCCCCAAGATAATATGATAGGGGGCAATATCAGCCAACCTCTCAAACATTCTAACCGCCATATCAAAATAAGACGGGCTAAGGTTAAGTTTAGTATGAGCAGTATCGCCTGTGTTCACGATAAGGTCAGGCTTTAGTTCCTCTAGTTTTGCGTAGAGTTGTTCAAATACCTGCTCGTATTCGTAGTGATAGCGATAGTTGCGAATGTGAATATCGGAAATATGTGCAATCTTCATGCGTATATTATAATCACTATTTGCAGTTATTCAAGAATTAGATTATTTAGGTTTCTCTTGGTTGGCTTTTTTGCGAGCTTTCTGTTTTTTTACGACTTCTGACCCACCTGGCCATTTAAGTTCGTCGGGTCAAATGTGTGGCTCGTAAAAACCGTCTTCTTCTTCAAGAGGTTCTTCTTTTTTAGAGCCGCCTTCGACAGCGCCGCCTGCCATAGCAGACATTTCTTCAAGTTCTTCTTCTTCTTTCATCATGCCTGGTAGAGATTGATAAAGTTTTCGTAAGATTATCTTTGATCCTCTTACATTCGCGGAGTGAGAGACTATTTTATCAAGCAAATTAGAGTATTCTTGCGGAGTGTTGATCTTCTCGATATGTTTCAATACCATCACTACGTCTTGAATCTTTGTATCATCTGGTGCTTGTTTTTCAGCGGGAGGGGCGGATCTTTGTCCTAATTCTTCTTTGATTATTTCTTTTAGTCTTGTCTTTGTGATCTTCATAAAAAATTCTCCGTATTCTATAAATAGTTAGTTTTTTTCTTAAAGACTAAGGAATCCCAACAGAAACATCAGGAGGAACTCCATTTCCATATAAAAAAGATATCTGGTCTGCTGTAAGCTCTACATCCCACATAGAAAGTTCATCTATGGCACCATCCCAAGAGTAAGGATAAGAAGCGGAGCCGTTATAGTTATATCCGATTGCTACGTTATGGCTTCCTTGGTTAATCTGTGAGGGAACAGCATTTCTCAAGTGAGTAGCGTCTTTTAAAGCGCCATCGATATAGATACGCATTCTATTATTTGCACCAGAATATGTTACCGCAACATGATGCCACTGATTCAAAGTAATTACTACATCATCAGTCTGAAGCCAGACGCCCGTGCCACCGGCAGGATGCTTCATAACTCCCCACCCTATTTTTCCATTCCCCTCACCTGAGCCGCCGTGACCAAGGAAAAAAGAATAATTTGATTCAGCGCCTTGCCCTGGCCATGCGGCGATTATATATTTAAAATCACTACCAAAATCTTCTGAATATACCCACGCTGATATACTCATGGCAGTATTAGGTTTAAGCGTAGTGCTGGTTCCCAGATCAATATAGTCGGCGTTGCCGTCAAATTCTACGGCATAAGGTCCGTTTTTGTACTTAGTAGACGTCCAAGAGGCATTACCTCCTAAAGTTCCGTTAAGATTGTTTCCAGCATTTGAAGAATCTGCGGCTGTTGTGCCTGATCCTTCGTTCATTCTTAAATAAACTACGGGTGGCGGTGTATAGATATCACTTTGATATTGAAGTTTTAAGTCACCTTGTACGGTAACGTCACCATCTACTTGTGTCATTTTTTATTTTTTCCTATGGTATTCCGACAGAAAGATCTGGTGGGACGCCGTTGCCGTAAATGTAAGAAACTTGATCTGCTGTAAGCTCTACATCCCAAAGAGAGAACTCGTCAAGTGCTCCATCCCAAGAACGATGCATGGCACCGCTTCCATCAAGGTTCATGCCTAAAGATAGGTTAATGCTTCCTTGAGCGATTGAAGAAGGTGGAGTTGAAGGAGAGCCGCCAGCAGTGGTATCCACTAAAGCTCCATCTATGTAAAGACGCAATCGTGTATTAGCGCCAGAGTAAGTCGCAACCACATGATGCCAAGTCCCAGCGGTCATGACAACATCATCTGTCTCAATAAAAGTTCCAGAGCCTACATGTGAAGCTTGCATTACATAAAAGCGCACTTTTCCGTTTCCGTTGCCGTTCATTAATGTGTATGAATATTTTGGAGATCCCGCGCCGGATTGCCATCTTGAAACCATTCTTTGGTATACTTGCCCAAAATCATCAGCGAGTGCCCAAATAGAGAGAGACAAAGCTGTATTTGGAGCCAATGTTGTGCTGTTACCTAAGTTAATAAAATCAGAAGCACCATCAAACTCAACAGCGTAAGGTCCGTTCTTGTACTTGCTGGAGGTCCATGAAGCATCGCCTCCTAGTGCTCCATCAAAACCGTTACCTGCTTTTGAAGAATCTGCGGCTGTTGTGCCTGATCCTTCGTTCATTCTTAAGTAAGCCACTGGTGGTGGTAAGTAAATGTCGCTTCTATATTGAAGCTTTACATCACCTTGGATAGTAGCGTCTCCATCTATTTGTGTCATTTTAAATGTCTCCCTTGTTAAAGACCAAGCGTCTTTTCCATAAGTAAATAGAATTTGTCTTCTACAAAAGAGGCATTTTCCTTTCTTTTTTTGAAGTCCTCGGGAGACATTTCCCCTACGTCGTCGTAATCATTTAGATTTATCTTGTAAACCTGGATACCGTATTTTAACAAAAGTTCTATTATTTTGTGCTCTTTTGCTTTTGCATCGGGGTCAAGAGCCATATAGACTGTTGTATCGTTTCTTACAATCTCGTGGAATAACTTGGATGTCTCACGGAGGGTTGAGCCTAGAAGGGGAACTGCGTTAGGTCCTGCGACGATTGCGTCAAATGCTCCCTCGACTATTGTTAGATCGTCCTCAAAGTCCAAGAAAAGGTGGTTAAAAACGATGTTACGGGATGCCTTGGGGTTTAGGTATCTTTTCCAGTGCCCATCGTAGGAACGGGCAATAAAGTAGTTGCTATGACCATTTAAGGAAAAGGATGGTATGATGATTCGCTTGGCAAATTCTCCGTCTTCACAATAACCAATCTTCCATCTTATAATGTCGTCTTTTTTTATTCCTCTTTCTCGCAAGTAACGAAGGGCTTGTCCTGCTGAACGAGGAACGGCTTTGTTGGCTAAAGACTTAAACTCTTTTGGAAGTTCGACCCTTTGTTCTGGTTCTTCTTCCTCGATAGCAAACATCTTTTCTTCAAAAGAAGCAAGTTCGACTTTATTTACAAGTTCTGACCATTTCTTTTTGTGATATAGATCTCCATAGCGGCGGACAATCTTGGTTAAGTTTCGTCCTGACCAATCGCAAACCCAGCACTTCCAAGCATCCTTTTCTATGTTAATAGAAAGTTTGCGCTTGTGGTGTTCACATTTAGGGCAGTGAAACAGCATTTCGGAACCGGAGCCGTAACAAGCCCCAAAGATATCCTTTATGATTGCTGTTTTTCTTCCTGTTGACATTGTATAAGCCCTGCTTTAGCAATAACCCAACTATCTGCCTTGTCGTAACAATGAGGCTTGATATTGTTTTGCTTTGTATACTCTATTTGAATTTCTGGGACATTATCTAGAATGTGCTGTATAACAACTTGTTTTGCTTTTGTTCCTCGTGGAACTTTAATGCCGCATAGCTTGCGAGCAGAAGTCGCAGCTAAGTACTGTGGCTCAATCTGCAATATTCGATATACCAGCCATGACACCACCCCATTAAAACGAGCGAGAGTTGACAGAGTTTTAGCCGACGAGAATCCAGATCTGAAAGACTGGAGAGATTGCTCAATATATACTCTTCTGATTCCGAAGCCGTTATTATGAAGCTTTTTAATGTTCTTCTCAACATACTCTACCTTCTCGAAAAAGTTTTTGTATTTTCGTGTGTCCCATGCATCATTATAAACAAGAGTTCCGTCTTTTTCAAGTATTGTTACTCCTGTAATGCTGGTTGAAATGTCTAGGGCTAAAATCAAATATCTAACTTATATGTCTACGGACAATTTAAAAGTAAAATCTTTTTCTTCTGTTTTCTTTATTGGATTAGCTAACTTTGCAATCGCAATAAGATTTTTGTCCTTATCGTATATTCCTATTTCTGAAATGTAAGTTTCTCTTTGAAAACTTGCAGTATAATTATTATAAGGGCTTTTTACGATATTTTTAACACCTAAACTGTCATATTCTTTATAAATCGTTGAGCCGGTGACATAAGCGTTCGCATTTGTACTTGTTTCAAGAAATGTAGGGTTGTTTGAGTTGTTTAGTTTGTTCTGAGGTGCGTGGGCAAGCATTGTAATATTAGGAATTTTTTCTGTTCCTTTAAAATCTAGCGTAAAACTAGAGTTCAAAAGGTAATTGTTACCAGCAGACCCTGACGCTCCGAAGTAAACCCAAGCAGTATTGTACTGTGTAGCACCATCCCTAAACTGTTCCCTATGACCAGAAATGGTCCAAGAGCCTGTTAGTAAGATAATCCCCTGATCGTAAAGGACGGTGCCTGCACATTTTCCGTCATTGGCTGGGACTGCGCCTGAAAACTGTATAAGTTCGCCATTTTTATAGTAATCTAATAACTGTCCCGCTAAAGTGCCTGTCGTATAAAATTTTAAGTCCACCGAACCTTTCTTGATTGATGAGCCATAAAAAATAGATGGAATGCTAATCATGGTCATCATTTGCCTATCTTTATCCCAACCTCCCAGAGGGTTAGTAAGCGAAGCTGAATATTCATAATGAGGACTTAAGCGCATGTAGTCGTTTGTTGTGTTTTTAAGTGCCATTATGTGTGGGCGATAAGATACGTTAGAAGCAGGAATAGGCAAGTCGGCTACATATTCTAAATAAAACCTTCTATCGATAGTAGCAGATAAAAAATAACTACCAGTGATTGTGTCTCCATAGTCAAAGCCCATGAAATCATTAGTAGATACAGTGTTAAAAGAATCTAAGCTACCTTCTTTGGTAGTAAAAGGATAGATAAGGCTATCCGAAGGTCTATCAATGTTTAGCTCATAAAGACTAATGTTCCCAACCGGGACGTTCTTAACAGGGTTTGAAAAAGCACCAGATTGAGCTGTCTTGCTGTTGTAATAATATGAACCAGAGTAGATTAAAAAATTTGTATGTGGATACGTCTTTAATCTACTAACAAAAACATCGTTTGGTCCAAATTTGTATAAAGCCATAGCATGACGCCTAGTAATCCAATCTTACTCTTAGTGTAAGTTCTGTCTCGGGAGTTTTCTTGAGAGGTTCAGAAAGTTTTGCCACAGCGAGCAACTCATTATCAGCAGAATAAAGACCAACTGTTGTAATATATGAAACAGGTGCATCTGTTGAGAGATTCTTAACCCTAATTTTACTATTATTTAAGTAAGTTGGATTTGAGCTGTAGTTAAAATCATTATGATTAGCTCTACAGAAATAAATTGTTGAGTTAAGTTCTGTGGTGTTGTTGAACGAAACATTGTAAATTCTGTTTCTGATTCCATCAGCAATGGTATTGATAGAAGATCCAGTGACTGCATTAAAGCCTGTTTGCCCAGCGGTAGATCCTAGTCTGCTAGTTCCAAGAGCATTAGCCAAAACTCCTCCGTCAGCCTCGTCGTTAAAAACAGATCCTGAAATAACTGCAATACCAGCTTGATAGAAAACAAGACCACAAGGATTGCCGTCGCCAACAAGTCCAGAGCCGCTGATAACTGTACCTTGAGCGTGGTTTGATCCGGTAGCAAACAAGACACCATATTCACCGGCTGGGGAGTTTACTTTATAGCCGCTTGTTCCGCTAATATCTTGGATTGAAATTAGCTTAGTGGATGTTGTGCCGCCTGGTACTTGACTGTATGCAGGCTCTACTCCCAGTTGAAGATTGAAAGATCCTTTTTTAATCTCATCCTTATTTAGCAAACGAGAAAAGTTAAGAAAGAAGCAGTTATCTAATTTTGTTCCGCCGTCTACAATATTTCCATCTTCGTCGAAACGCAAAACAGAACCTGTGGCGTCGTACCCGGCGAGAACTTGAGATAACTCATTGTAAATATTAACTTTCTTAGAGTTTTGCGTGTTGCTTGAAGCAGAAAGAGAGTTCCCTCCAGTAGAGTAACCAAGTGTAATATCAAAAATATGATTAGCCGAGGAACTAAGGTAAGGATAATCATATACAGATTGGAACATACCGTGAGAATAAGTTTTAATGTTCTCTTCTGAGCCCAAGACAACTGTGCCTGCGCCATTGTAAGTACCTGACACAATAGAGCCAGTGATAGGTATAGCTTCGTGCAAGAGAGTTCTTGTTGAAGTTACGTCGTTGTTTGTAAGTGTCTTAAAAGTTGTAGCCATTTGTGTTCCTCGTTATTGTGCCTTAATGTATCTAATTGGAATATCAAGTGTGTACCCAGTGGTTCCACCGATAATCCTAATATTCGAATCAATAAAGCGGTAGTTATTAGAACCGATTGGATAACCGGAGCCGCCAAGAGTTTCAAATAAGTATGTGCTTGTTGCCAAATCCAAAGAAGAAGCAATCATAAACTCAAATCTAGTTCCTTTTGGACCTCGAATGCCTTTGACGTTTGCTTGAGTGTTTTTGTCTGGATTAATCTTACCCGTCCAACTGTCCATTACATAGTCATTATTCTGCGATAATGAAAAGAAGTAGCTGGCGATATTATCATCGTCAATGTAAGAAGGGTTTGCAATGGAGCTATTTTTTGTTGTAGCGACTTTTCCAAATCTATTATCAATCTCAATGATATATTGCGATTCAACAAGATCTGAATCGATGGTTACACTATCGGGTATTTCTGTTGTATCAAGACCCTGCTCAAGAAGAATAAAATTTCCTTTTGTAAGTGTTTGTCCTTGGAGAATGCCACTTGTGTTTGTAGTACCATCGTTAAAAAGCTGAGTTTCGGTTGTTTGGTCAACAGCGACCAAGAAAGAATTGTTTACTGCATATCTGGCGTTTTCAGGATTTTGCTCGTTTATCTTGATAATAGGTAGGTAAAGCAAGTTATTTCTAGCCATAGACGTTAATCTAGATTTCATGCTGGATGCGTTATTCGTGAAAGCCTCAAAAACTGGTGTTTGCATGATATCTAAGTCGTAGTAAGCGGAACCACTTGGGTGGTTCTTGTCATACTTTGAATAATCGATTTCATCGTCACCTAAAGCAAACTTTGTAATCTTAAAGCTCCCGTCGCCCTTAGCCAAGCGAAAGCGCCCTGTATCTGTTAAAACTGCATCAAGAATGATGTCACCGCTGTTGTCTAGAAAGCCCATTATTTTATCTCCTTGTATAATTAGACATTACACACACTTTTTATAAATAGTTGTTTTTATTCATTTGTAAAAGTTTTTATTACTAGTAAAGTTTTTCTTGTCTTTGTTTAAATTTGACATTTAAGTCTATTTTTCTGCCCGTCTTTTTAGACGTTAGTCTGATCTTAAATTTCCTGTCTTGTCTGAAGACTGATTCTTCTGCTTCACCTATTTCAAAATCAGGAATGTCGAATGCACTATCATAGTCTTCTTGGACATATTTTTCTTTCATTATCCACTGGTGGTATGCTGGTTTAATATGAATATATTTTTTACCTTTTGTTGAAAAGTTTGTTTCTTGTTCTTTTTTCTTTAAAAGATCAGCTTTCGTTTCTTCTTCTATGTTGAAGATTCTAATCACCGGATAAGCAAAATTATCTTCTTCTTTTATTTCTACTTCGTAAACATCAGTAGGGTTAGAAAACTTTCCGTGATAATCTATAGCTCGGAAAGTGAAATAATATTTTTGATTGAAATTTAAGTCTACTTTAACAGAATTATTTGGTCCGTTTAATAGTTGTTTTTCAGAATCTTGAAAATCACTATAACTAGTTGGTTTTATGACAGTTTGAAAAATCTGCAAATATTGTGATGGCTCTTCGGATTTAAAAAACACTTCATTGTTGAATATGTCGATTTCAGCAAGCTCTTCTTTGCTTAGGTTATAATCGTTTTTAAGTTGGTTCTCTAGTAAGACTTGGTACTGTTCAACATCTTGTTCTTCTATAGGGCGATAAAGTTGCTTCATTGTCCCTATGGTGTCTTTTAAATTTATAAGTAATGTAGAGGGAGTTTTGATATAAGGGACAAACTCGATCTCAGGAGGAAGAGGAGCTTCATCTATAACGATAGTTGTATTATGTGAGGGGGGCGAAAATACTCCAGTCCCTGGACCAGTTATGTCAAGACCAAACTGATCTACATTGTAGTAAGGAACTCTAATGATTCTTATCGATGGACTTGTCGTGACTGTTAATAAAGCAGACTTTTTGCTTGGAGTAACAGATATAGAAGCTTCTCCTAGATTATACTGGTATTGTGTGCCGAATACGACCTTGTGGGCATATATTCTATACACATAAAATTTATTATATTTTACTTGCGTATCAAACATCTCTATCATATCTGTATCATCATTAGGCAGATAGAAGGTCTGAACCTTGTTTAGCAATTGTCCGCCGCCGCCTGCGGTCCACTTTTCAACTTCATATACAACTGTTTCTTCGTAACATTCATCTCCTTGTAGAATGTCTTCCCAGGTTCGTGAAGTGGAGTTTATCAAAGAATTCATTTTTGATTCAAGACCTAATGACATTAATTTCGTAAACAAACTGTTCTGTGGAGCTTCAAAGTCATACTCATCGTTCGCAGATCCAATGTAGACGTAATCCTTTTTTAAACCAGGGTCGAGTGCTAAGTCTCCGTTTTTAGCTTGTTCGAGAAAATCATTGAAAGGTAAAGAAGTAAGAGGTGTCTCCTCAGTTATTTCTTCATTTGATGATAAAGAGTCAAAGCCGAGACTTCCTTCGCTAGTGGCAATGTATCTCAACATAAAAGGATTATACTTAGTAGCTTTAAGCGCTCTAAACACAGATTTATTTTGCTCAGGTTCAATTTGAATTTGTATATTCATAGGGAACATAGAAGCCGCCGAGTTATAATTGTCTATTATATTAAAATCAGCTTCAGAAAAAAGTATTTCACTGTATCCCATTTGGGCTTCCTCTAAAAAAGAATCAGCATTCATGTGCATCTTGTTTCTGAAAGCTGCGGCATCTGTCCAAAGATCTAAATAATTGCTAATACTGTTGTTTGCCAAATCGAATCTATTATAGGTAAAAGGCTCTTTATCATTTTTAGTCTCCTTATAGAACAAAGACTCTGTATCAAAATCTTCAAGTAGTCCATTTAAAGTAAGATGATTTTTAAACTTACCGATTATTTTAGTTGGATTCGGGTTGGCGTCTTTCTGGTTTTTATTGGCACTGATAAATTTATTGTTAACGCTCACGACGGACATGTAAGTGTATAGATTTGGAAGAACTTTTTCATTAAAAACTTCTGGATCATCATCTAAAACATCATCTCTCAATCCACTGATTAACTTTTCATATCCTAGTTTAAGATAATTGTAGTTTCCTTTAATTTTCACAAAGTTTCTTTCGAAAAAAGACGTTTCTTCATTTAGAGTTTTTGTCTCAGGTCTGTTCATACTAAAAACTATGTCTTCATTTATAGCACCATTAGAGAACTTTGATAAACACCAGTCTCTCCACCAAGTTACCGGGGCTTCAGCGACAAACGGGCTTGTTTGCGCTATTTCTGCATCTGTGCCATTAATATAAACCTCATAAAGCTCCTCAATCTGACCAGGAATGTTATTGTCTATTGTTTGTTGGATTTTTCTTAAAGATACTTTTGCCCCTAAATCAGCACTGAGGAATTTCATTATTTTCTTTTTAGAATCGTTTACTGCATACTCTGGAGTCTGAAACATTTGTAAAGGAGTATTGTACGTTACCGGTGCAACCGTTCCCTCTACATCATTCCATTTCCAATAGTTCATTACATCGCTTCTAAAGTTGTCTGTTACACTTTCTTTTGATACTAGTCCAGTAGCAGGGTTTATAAACTCTGCAATAGATTTATTGACAAACCTGTTTCTTTTATTTTTTGATAAAAGTTGCTTTTCATTTTCAGATGTGTATTGTTCTGGCATTATTGTTACCTTTTATTAATAAGAGCCGCCCATGCCGCCGCCTCCAGCGCCGCTGTTGAAGCCATCACCCGTGAAGCCTCCCTCAACGCTCAGAGTGGTGCCAAGTTTTTTGCTTTTTTCATTTGCCTTTTTACCTTTGGATAGACCACCTGCGCCTAAATTCTCTGAGTCAACGTTATCCATAGTTTTCTTATGCTTTGACATTTTATTAAAATCTTTTATCATCTCATCGCCGCCTTTGTAATTAGGCAAATAAGTAAGCTCCTTCATAGAAGCTAGAATAAAATACTTATCATATATGGGAAGTTCAACAGAACTATTTCTTGTAACTCCAAGTTTCTCATTAACATAGTATTTTAGCCTACATAATACTGGCTTATCGGTAGACTTTATCATGTTAAAGACATCTAGTGTTAGCTTGTTCCAAATAAGTCCTTTAATATCGTTAGAACCAGACGATACTAAATATTCTATCTGAACAAGATTAAAGTAGTTAATAAAAATACCAAAATCGTTTTTACCAGTTGCTAGATCGCCTATGTTTTCTATATTTTTTTCAAAAAAGTTTAAGTTATCTTTTAGATAAGTTGTGTCTACTCCTGTATCCTCTGGACTAGGGTCTAATGTGATTAACTGTTTAAAATGATTTGGTATTCCTTTAAGATCGTTTTCGTTTAAAGGAAGAAATCCATTTCCTCTTAGTGCTTTCAAGAATGTTGGAAACTGTTTAAATAATTTAATATTATCTTTTTTGTTGTCTGCGTTTGACATAAAAAACAGCGCGTCATTGTAGTTTGGCTCTTCTACAAACTCTGGAGGGACTTGTTTTTCTTCATCTAGTTCTAACTGAGGTATGACAGCCTGAACAAGGGGACCATCGTTCTCTATTAATTGCTGCACAAGGGATTCTTTTGCAGGTATACCTTCTGTTGCAGCAAGTCCAAATGACAGACCCTTAGCGGATAAAATATTAGTCAAGAGTGATTTTTGTGATTGAGTAGTGTTGTTCTTGTTCAATAACATGCCAGCGTCTTGACCTGTCAAGAGTTTTTTTATTATTTCTAGATAAAAACTATTCAAAGCTTCATACTGTATGTTTACAGGAGAAGGTTGGGAATTATAGTTGGGGTCTTCAGGTGAAATAAATGGCAGTGTTGTTATCTTTCCTGACTCTGGCATTTTTATACAAGAAGGCGAGAGAAACGTATATTTATCCTCTATTAAGTTAGATTCGAATTCAACCCCTTTATTTCGGTAATATAGTTTAATTGGTACTGTCGCAGTTTCATCTGTAAAATACTTTAGATTTTCGGCAAGCGCTCTCTCTTCAAAATCTAAATAAGATATTCTTTTAATACCTAGCTTTTGTGGCAGTTCTGATTGTACTCCATAAGATAGATATTCATAGCCACTGTTTCTCATACTAGCGTCAAATATTTCACCAAAATAAGTCTCTCCATCTAAAAAGGCTGTTTGCTTTGAAGATTTAACTCCTGAAGGGCTGTATGCGTTCGTCCCTGAGTCTGATATTGCAGATACACTTTTCAAAGAAAAGATAGACAATATTTTTTCCAAAAACTCTTCAATCATATTGATAATAAACTCTAGTCCATCTGGGGTTCCTGTATTTGGAGAGGAGATGTTTAGCAAGTTCTCCAAGAAGCCCTCTTTTTTGACACTATTAGTGCTCGTAACTAAAGAGTACATTTGATTAAATTTAGAAAGCAGATCAGGAATAATGCCAAAATACTCATCGTTTTGTTCTTCTTTATAAAGCTTCGTGTATGTGTCAGATACAAGATTGTAATATTGAGGCTGTGTAGAAATAGTATATAATTGTTTTGCAAGCTTTAAGGATGTCTCCAAGCTTCTTATTTTCTTTAAAATTAGTTTTTTTAATGTATCCTCAAAAGTAAACTTTATTCCGTATTGATAAAAGCCATCAGATATATCTCTCATAGATTCGTCGTATCCACTGAAAAAACAGTATTCATATCCGGGTGCTCCTCCTAACTCGATAGACAGCTTAGTAACGAGTCCGGTTTTAGGAGAAGAATAACCCCGTTTGGCGATTTTTTGAACTGGAATATTTTCATCAAAAAGATTAGTGTCATCAATAGCTTTCACTCTTTTTCTCACGATTGTTAAGCTTTTGAAAAATTTGCTTATTAATAAGGAGTGTTTATCTTTTTTAGAGAGATTCTCCCATAACTTAGAATATTGAGAATACTTTACAAGCAATGCTCTCATGTCAACGCCAAAGCAGAAGTTAAGTCTATTGTCCATATCTCGTGATGCCCAAAAATCAGTATGGAATACAGTTCCGTCTGCTATCTTTTGATTTTTGAATTTTTCCTCTGTTATATCTTTTGCTGAGAAAAGCTTGTTTGCTTCAGAAAAATCTATATCTAGTTTGTCTACCACATCTCTTTGTCTAAAGTCTTGTATTGTAGTGTTGGTTGCTTTCACTTCTGTTAAGAACATGTCCTCTTCGCTGTCTACCGAAGCAAGCCCTTCAGCATGAGTCTTACCTTTCATTGGAATGCCAACCATATTTGCCAATTGGTCTTCCCTAAGAGCAGCTACTTGTTCTGCTGAAACAAGCCCCTCTTCTGGAAGGTTATACATGAAATGAATATCACCAAGCCATACCGCATTATTTCTATCGACATAATAGTACGCATCTGTGATTGTTTTTCCATCCTTGATAACAAACTCGAAAGCTTTTTTGCCAGTCAAGTGTTTGTTTAGACCTGGAATATTTCCAATATCAATAGAAGGTTCAAAAGAGTCTTCAAAGAATTTCTTATCGACGTTAGCAACAACAAAGTATGCCAAGTGATTAACGTTTGGCTTTTCAACGGTAAAAGTAGTAGAGAATGTTATATTATATACTCTTTGTCCTAAATCATTTGTTGTGTATTCGTAGGAGTTAAAGCGATTGGGGTCATATTTAATCTTAGTTGAGCCCATTTGGTGTCCTGGGCTTGTCTCTCCTTCTCCATTTGAGGGATATATTTCTCCTAAGTTTATTGTTTTTAAGGAAGTTTTTCCTGGGACATTCGCCAGTCCAAACCATCCAGCATCTACAGCAGGGTCTATAGAATCCAGGAAGTCTGTAGATTTTACATCCGTTGATTGAACAATAGACAAATTAATATATTCCTTTAGCTTTTCTTCATTAAACCAGTTAGATAAAAGTTTGTTTTCTATTACATCTTTTACAACCAAGTCTACTCTTACCGTGAGTGTTTTATTGTTTTTACCAGGATCATCATTAGAGTAAGTTGAAATGCCAGTTTTCTTTTTTTCTGCACCGTAAAGACCAGAGTATACTGATTCGTACAGGGTCGTTTGTCCAAGTTGCATTTGCCCACCTAGACCGTCATTTCCAAGTGGATCTATAGTAGGAGAACCTATTTGCTGTTGAGCTACATTTGCCTGATACTGTTCTTTTGTTGGTATATCATAATGAGGACTGTCGCCACGGACTGTTGTTGTTTGAGTACCGTAGCTCAACATAATCCTGCTGATATAAACATTAGGAACAAAATCCCCTAAAAGAGTTGCGTTGTCTATTGGTAATGTCATTCGCAAGGCTCCCCTATATCATCTTGTTCGTATATGTCGGCGTAAACATTAGGATCTACATCGTCGTCACATGTAAATATCTGTCTAACGTAAATAGATTTCTTTTCATCTTCACCAATATTCTGACACAAGATAGTGGTAGGTATAGCGTCATCTATTAATATATCAAAATAATATTCAACAAAATTAGTGTTCGTGTCAGGGTAGATTCCTTTCTCTTGAAGTTCTGTTCTTTTTTCTTCATCTTCTGGGTAAAACTGAAGTGGAATTAGTTTTGTTGTTTTTTGGTTATCGTTCATTCCTGTGCTGGCTTGATCTCCAGTTATAGTTTCTTCCATGAAAACCTCTATTTCAAAGTTTTCGTGAAGGAACTCAGTGTTCTTTTCATCTATACCTAGTAACATAAAATCTTGTTGCAAGGCTATGATAGACCCGTCTTCAAACTCAAGCGGAGCGCCTTCAAGTTCCTCCTGGTCGCTTGGAACTTCCTCCGTAAAATCAGTGACTGCATCTTCAACAAGACTCGCATCTTTAGACATAAATGTTACAAATTCTAACTCGCCTTCTAGTTGAGGTATTTTTATGTTTGGAGTAGTAGATCCTGTTATCATGCTCGCAGAGCTAGACAAGTTTTGATTATAAAATTTAACTTCCCATGCAGGATTGTACAAACTTCCAACTCTTGTATTACCGACTGCTGAATCTAAAGCAAAATACTTATTTTCTATATCTTGCAACTTCTCTTTAATATGGACATCTGTATATTTTTCTTCTTTTCTTATAATCTCTTTCAGCTCATGAAACTGTGTTTCAACTCCAATAAAGTTGTGCTGAACTTTTAATCGAGGGGTTTCCTCTTTGATTCTTGTTTCTGCATTGTTTTGAGGTTCGGTAAAGCCACCAAATTCAGAGTTGTAAACAATATCTTTATCAAAAAAGGCGTAGTACATTGGCGAAAACTCACCTTTGGCGAGCAATCTCTTGCCGTATTGAGTTAGCTTGATATCTATTACTTCTTCTTTTTGATTGAAAAATTCCATTTAGTCTTCAAATGCCTTCTTTTTTGGTCCAAACTCTATATCTACTTCCATTTTAGCCAATTCGACAAGTGAGAAAAAGTCATATGGCCAGTTATAACTATATTCTGGGGCTTTTTCTTCGTTGCCAAACTTAAACTTAAACCTTTGATCGTCTTCTGCATCTGCTGTTACTGCAAAGTAGCTTTTTTCAGCCTTTCTCTTGACTTTAAATAGCATCCACCGAGTTGTGTTTGGTAATCTTTTTCCTCCAAAGAACTCTGTATGCCCTGCTTTATGAGAAACAATAACTTCATCTTCTTGAGCCGTTCTGGATATTTCCGGCATCAAACCTTGCCAGATATCTGTTAGGTCTTGCTGGGTTAAAGAATGCTCAAACTCAAAAATATACATAACAAAAGGCTTAAGGTCTGGGAATGTAAGGAAATCAAACTGAGGAGGTAAGTTATATTTCTGCATCTTATTGATCATATTGACAATAGATTCGGCAGAAGTCTGTCCAGCACCAAGGACCGCTTCTTCGGGAGGTACTCCCTCTTGGCTTAGTTTTAAAGCTTGATTGTAGGTTCCTATTGGTATCCTAAAGAATCTTTTATCGGTCTCAGGGTACTTTAAGGTTGTTGCGTTGCCTGGTTTATGTGTTTCGTAGGTAAACGGAATAGCAATAATAGCTTCAGAAATGACTTTTTTATGGGCTGGTCTTCCAATACGCTTTTGATTTGTTTGGAAGCCGCAAATGTTTATTAAAGATCCTGTTAAAGAAGAATCAATAGTATTATTTGAACTCCTAAAAGTAAAACTTTCTTTAAGATCTAGCCAAACTCCTGTTGTGCCAGTTGGCAAAGTACCATAACCCCCCCACAAGCCTCTCCCCGTAGAGGCGCTATGGAAATCAGTAGAAGCAGAAAAGTTTAAAGCAGGACATTCAAATTTCGTTCCAATAGACCATGCGTCGAAAGAAAAGGCGTCTGTGTCTTCTATGCTAGTGGGTATGTAATTACCATCTGGACCTATGTTTGTTGAGTAGTTAACTTTTTTGTAGCGAGATCTTCCAAATAGATTAACAGAAGCGGATATGGTCATTTTTGCTTTTGATGCAATATCGTTTAGACCAAGCTTTACAGAAGAACCTGTATATTCGGTATTAATCTCTGCGTTTGATAAAATATCTCCCAACGTTGGTTGTCCAGAAGTAGTTGGTGTATATTTGATTCTTGCAATGGAGTCCTCGTAAAAATAAGGCGGTGTATATGGAGCATATGCAGGATCTCTAACATTAGAACCAACATTATCTGCATATGCGGAAGAAACAGGAGGTCCATAATAAGCCCCTCTTGTTTGACTAAAACTATAGTCTCCAGCCCCAGCAAGGGTTTGTCCTTCGGACAAGAGCATATCGCTAGTTTTTCTTATAACAACATCCATGTAGTAAGATTTTCCTGCTTCAACTGACTTAAACTGACCTTGCGGCTTGGATATGAAATCAGTAAGTTTTTCATCTTTTAAGAAAAATCTAGGTATTTCGCCAAAAAAGTTGTTAGCTGCTAGGGAATATATTGGAGAGCCATTACCTATAATTCCAAAAGAAAAAAGAGCGGTAGATACACTATCAAGTGGTTCGTCAATCGCTATTGTTTTTTGAATATAATCTCCTGCTTCTACCTCTGCTGATTTTAATATAGGAATGTAAGTTTCGGGCTGAATGATCGTTTCAAATGGAAGCCTGTAGCTAGGTAGTTCTTCTTGTATAAACTTTACGCCGACGCCGAAGCCACCTGCGCTAACTTGATTGTCTCCTCCTACTGTCATGGGGGCAGATCCTGAATATACAGGATAATCTACTGCCAAAGCAGATTTAAAACTATTAAAAATTATTCCTGGTGATATTAATGGTCTTAAAAATGCATTTAAATGCTGAGTGTATATCGATTGGGGTGCAACTAAGACCTGATCTCTTCGGCTTGAACCTGTAAGAGACGGGGCATACGATTGAGACAAAATAGTCCCTAACTGAAGGGCTCTTTGATGTGGATAAAATCCTTTATATGGAAGAAGCTTTTTTATTCCTTTCATTGAAAATGTATAGCTTTTAACTTCGCCTTCTTCTTGATGATCGTCAGCAACTTTTTGAAAATATTTGAGAAAATCAGAATGCGAGTATTCAATAAAGAAATTTTCATCAATACCTGGAGGTCTGGTCGATGGAACATTAATAGTATTCCTACCTCCTGTTGTAGACTCTTCTTGATCTGCGCTAGATGTAATGTTTCCCCCAATCATAGAAAGAAAAGCATCGTTTCTAGCCAAAAAATTTCCTTCTTTCTGTCTTACATAATAATCCATGTGGTCAGAAATACGAAACTCTGGTAAGATAGAGTAATCTTTACCTATACCTCTGATGTCTTCCGCGAAATCTTCATAGGAGTTGAAAAAAGGTTTCTTTCCTGATATCTGATCAGTGGCATATAAAGGTATGCCATAAAGAAACTTATCAGTTGGAGTTAAAGATGAATTTGCTGGGGTTCCTAGAAATCTATATAAAGATACAGATGCAGTACTATCAAACAATCCACCAATGGCAATTGGTGAGATTTGCTGACGTGATAAGCCAGTCAGAAGCTCTCCAAATGGTGCTCGCATACCTGTCACTGCGCCAGAGGGCTCGGTTCCTGCTGTATCTAGCGACCATACGCTTTGAACTCGCAAAGTGGGAAACCCTTGAGAGTTTAAAGACACTTCGTTAGTTCTTAAGTCTCTATCTTCTAAATCATCTTTCCAGAAAGTTCTAAAATCTCTTCTATCATAACCATTTGAACCTAAACCTGAAACTTCCGCATATTGGGTTCTTTTTCTTGCTTTTGCAAGGAAAGTGTTTTGTTGCTTTGGAAATACACATTCGGTATAAGTCATGTTGACCCATTTTTTAAAAGGAACATCCATTCCGTAAGGGTTTTCTTTTTCTTCTTCTTCGGTTAAGGCTTCGGCAAAGTTCTGAGCAACATCATCAAAATCATAAGTAAATTTCTTATCGATGTATATTTCTTTAAGATCATCATAGATTTTTGTGAACTGCTCTGGAAAATCTCCATTAAACTTCAACCTTATATTGATCTTCTCATTTGTATAATGCTCTTCAAGATTTCCATAAGAATGCTTAAGATTTAAATTTACTAGCTCGCCATTTTGTTTTACAACAAACGAGTGTTGCATTGGTCTATGTTTGCTGGATACACAAGATTCAGTAAGGTTAAAGCCAACTGGATCTTCTGCGAATACAAACGGAAAAGGAGGAGTTCCATATGAAAATATATAACCTGTTGATTGTAAAGAGCTTTTTTCAACATAAGAGAATATATTGTTTTTTCTGTGAACTCGATTTACTGGGTGGTTTCCTACACGGACTTGTTTCCAGCTTGGCCAACCATAAGGACCTTGACGGTGGAGGATAAGGGCGTTTAATACTTGCCCACCTTCAATATAAGAAGGACTGTTAGGGTCCGCAGCTCGTTGAATAAACGCTGAATTAATATAGCTTGATGTGTGTGGAGAATAACAATCAAAAGAAACCATTCTATTGCTTACTGTAGCGCTATTAGGAAAAGATCCATTATAGTTATTGCCCGAGCTATCGGCACCACTTAAGTCGTCCAGCTTGTACCAGGCAACCAAGCCGGTATTAGATATACCTACACCATTATTTGCCAGAGTGGGGCATCCATTATTATATAGAGATAGTGCATCGTCCGCAGACAACTCTCTACTCCAAAGCATAAAATTAGCCAGCTTGCCTTGGAATTCGTTACTATTGTTTTCGCGCCCTCTTGCAAGATTTAATTTGGCGTCGGTGACTTCCATTGCAGTATAAGTGCCCGAACTGGCTCCGGTAGTACTAACTGATACGCCATTAATATAAATTTTTATACCTGATGCCGACTCGTTGGCGTTATATGTGATTGTTACATGGAAGAACTCTCCTTCGTAAGCGCTCAAGCTGTTGGAGGTGTACGCCTGAATATAGGTTCCTGCGCTATCATCATATAACCTAACCTTAAGAGTTCCTGCTGGTGAGTTCTGAATATAAATCTCATATTCGTAATTGGACGGCGATTGTTCACTTTTAGCAGCAATGTATTGATATGCTCCGCTTGTAAGGTCATCACACTTAATCCAAAAATTAACAGAAAAAACACTATCTTGCGAGCCGTTACCAAAGCTAAACGCTGTTTGGTTACCTGCATCAAAATATTGATCACTGCCGCTTACAAAGCTTACAGCCCCTTGTTGTGCTTGGAGTATGACAGGGACAGACGCAGGATATCCTAAAGTATTAAAGGAAGAAGAGACAGCCTCTTGGATATTTGCATTGATTCCTACAAAATTAGTTGGGACAAATCCTGAGTTTGCTTTATCTTCATAAGTAGCGCCCCATACTCTATGTGCAGTTGCGTTGACGCTCGAAGAAGCCATATAGCTTCCAAAGTTACTTGCACTTACAAATGTTAAATTCTCGTCGTTCATCTTATGTCTAAATAGTTGTTTTCACTAAATTACGGATTGTATAATGGAGCCTGTAATCCAAGAATATGCAGAGTCAGTTTGCGGTATTTGATGAGTTATAAAGCCATTATCATAATAAGAAGCTGTTATGACGTTCATTATGGACTCAGATCCAGTTAAAGCTACGCCGCCTTCCCATTCAATTCTCTTTCCTGTGTTTCTTTGTACCTTGTGATAAGAACCAGTTGTTTGAGGTGTTCCAAAACTACTTGTCCCTCCAAATATACTATGATGTTTATTCCAAAGATTTAAGTTATTTCGTACAGTTGAATTCCTGTAGTTAAGGCAGTTGTATACAGAATAGGTTTCAGAAGCAACATCTAAAAAGCCGCGACTCATCACTTCTGCGCCACCAGGAGCAGAAAACCTTTCCACAATAACGGTTTTGTTTCTGCTTCCATCTTGAAGTGTATCTCTATTAGCTAATGCGTAATCAAAAGACGAAGAAATAAACACTGACTCGGCAGTGATCGACGCAACATTGCCGCTGTTTTGTACAAACCAGATGTTGTTAATATTACGTCCTGAAGTGTTTACAACTTCATAATTGTTAGAGTAGTTTCCAATAATAGTGGGAGAAGATGATGTCATCTTAATGTTTCTAATATTTAGAGGTCTTTTTGCCACCTCATCACGGTAATAAACAGCACGCATTGCAGTGAAGCTGTCGTAAGCCGGGTCCAAAAGCTTAAACATAGATCCAGCAGCAGTACCAGAAACCTCAATCGCATCAATAGCAACATCAGAAAGATATGTAATACCACCTTGGTAGAGGAATCGGAGATAAAATTCTGTTCCTGCGTAAGATGATAAATCTATTTGAGCTTTAATGTAAGCATCACTAGCGTTAGCTTGTTGTTGCCCAGCAATAAAAGTATTTGCAGTTGTAGGGTCGCCTACAAAATCCCAAACAACAGATAAATCAGTGATACCGCCGCCAAACGTAGGATCTTGAGAATGCTGAACTTTTAAGTTACCAACATTTACACCATGCATATGGTAATAGAAAGAAGCACTAAAGTCAGTAACTGCAACATCATCTGCATCAAGTTTTGGAGTCACAAGTCCAAAGAGTGCGCCGGGGTGGTTTGGTGTCGATGTCTCAGCATAAGCGTAATGAGTTCCATCAAAAGCAGAGTTTGGACCAGTTCCTGCCGAAGGGGTTGGACCAGAATGCGTTAGAATCCACCCAGAAGGTCCTGTAGCGGTACTTCCAACATTAGTCCAGCCCACAGGGTCAGTTCCACTAAAAGATTCGCTCAGGAGGCTTAAACTAGAGCCCTCGGTGATTGGAATTTTAAGATACCAACCCTCGGGTCTTGTAGAGGGAGTATCTAAAGATCTTGCGGTGCTGCCGGGGTTTGTCACAGCAGAGGCAGAATAGTTTAAGGGGGTGTGCCTGTATTGCAATCCACCAACATATTTTTCAGTAAATGGTCCTTGTAACGGTCTTTGATTATTTCTACCTACAACATCTCTATGCATGTTTTCAAAAGAGGCGCTTGCGCCAGTCTGTAAATACCCAAGATACCCCGTGTTTACTGAAGAAGAGAAAATTGTAAAAGGAAGAAGAAGATTGGCTTTTCCATCTTGATAATCATTCGCATCTATTGCTTCGCCTTTAGAAGTTGTAGTTGCTTTTAATATTACATTTCTTTTTCTAAGTTCTTCTGGAGTTCTATCTTCATCACAGTTTTTATTTGACTGAATCTCTGAAAAAGGAAACTTAATAAAGTCCTGACTGCTATTAAACTTAATAGCTTGTCTGTGGAAGTTAAACAGGTTATTCGATTTTATATTAGATCCGCCTTCAATGTCGTTAGATAGTTTTGTAGCAAAACGATAACTCTTTCCAAGCTTTCTTGTCGCATAGGTTGAGCCAGATACTTCTGTGTTTACAACTGTTTTTATTGTCTCTCTTTGAGAATCTACTGTTGCATCTCCAGACGTAATAACAGCGCCTGCTCTTTCAGCAAGTTCATGCCAGTAAGTGCAGTTATCACCCTGCTTGTTGGTTATTGGAGCGTGACCAAACTTCCAGTTGTAGAGAAGTTCATTTATACCTTGTATAGTAGTTATGGGGTCTGGTTGCTTGCTCTCAAGTGTTGGGAATTTATGATCATATTTATTTCTTTCTAAAACATGACTTTCAACCATGTTTAAAACCGAATCAGATACATTAGAAGAAGCTGGAATGAGTTGTTCTAACATCTCCTGGATAAAAGAATCAACATGTTTAAAATAATCTAAATATCTTTCAATATCTGGCTTGTTTTCTACTCTTTCAAAGAAAAGCTGTCTAAGTTTGCCTAAGTCTTTGTATTCTTTTCTATATCTATTGACCGGCTCTCCGACAAGATTATTAAAATCGATTATAGAAGAAAAGATATTGATTATCTCCTCTGAGATAACTCTATACATACTGTTTTCAATAGAGAAAAAGTAATCAACAGGTCTTGTATCTTTAGTAAAGATCTGATCACTGTCTTCACCAAATGAAATCATATCAGAGCTAATAAACTCTTCTGGCAATCTGTTTTGAGTTGTAAGAATAAAATCTGTGATTCCAACATTGTTTTCATTGGCATTTAGTTTATCAACTCGTGCAGTATAAAGTTGTTTTGTAATATTTCCAATCCAGCCATAGCGGTTAATTAAATCACTAGAACCAGAAGAAAAATCATCAACAAAAATAATCCCACTTGAATCTGCGGAAGATGAGACATTTTTAAAATCCCAATTAAGTGCTAAGGTTTCAAGTTCCGGTATTTCTACTTGCCCAAGGCTTGTATCGGTTACAGCAGAATTTTTGTAAGGGTTACTCGGACCATATGAGTACATACCAATCGCATGATCTTTAATAGTGTGATCTTTTATATCATCCATCCAGAATCTTAAATAAGATAGCTTTATATCAGTTAAGTCTAATAAGCTTCCAGAAAAATTAGTCCTATGAGCGCCCGCGTATACTCTCTTTGAAGAGCTTAAGAAGCTTTTACCATTATCAACTGACATGGATGAAGATAAGATAAACTCATTTTCAATATTTCCAAGCCGCTGGTTTACTCCATAAAACTCAACTCTATAGCCAAGAGAACCTCCATCTGATACAAGATTACCAAAAGAAGAAGAAGGTCTAATCCTAACAGCAAAATTCCACTTCTCCTCATCGTATACATCTTTGTAAACATTTGTTACCATAGGAGAGATAAGAGAGCCAGTTAAGACAAAATAAGCATCTTTTGAATTATGTTTATTCCTAACAGCATAAACTTGGAAACCGGCGTGATCCAGCACATTCCATCCTAGATTATTTTCAGGCAGAGAAGTATCTGCGGTGTGTTGTCCGAACAAAGAAGAAGTTAGGTTTGGAAAGCTATAATACCCATCAATACCTTCCTCTACTTTTCTTGGAAATACGATTTCTGCCTCTACAGTGTTCGCCACGTACAGACCGCCTGGGTCTGAACCTGAAATATATGAAGTAGTGCCTGATCCTGATTTGTAATTGTATATTGTGGCTAAGTTTCTATCCGGCTTGTCAAAATCGATAAGCTTTTTTCTTATTGATTTATACTTGACATTTTTTCTAAACTCATAGTCAGTTTCCTTGCCGTAAACATTTACATTAATGATATCTTCGTTGGCACCAAACGCTCTAATAAGATTGTTTATAGATTTTTCAGTTCCTTTCGATTTTAGGATAAACAAAAGATTGTTATAGATATTTTGATATATTAGATTTTTAGTATTGTAGATTTTATCTTCAAATTTCTTTTCTTCATCGCGAGAGAGAAAGTTTTCAATAATGCTTGTATCAACAAACAACTCAGGAACATCGAGTCCGTGAGAGGTTAAAAGTCTTTTTGAGAATGGGTAGGGCTTAAAACTACCAGTTAAAACACTGCCTGAAGGGTATTGGATGTTTTTCAAAGATGGTAGATTTTCAATTTGATTGTGTAGTTCATCAAAATAACTGGACATTATTTGAGTTAGTTTTTTTAATTCTTGTCCTGACTCTTCGTCATCTTCAACAATCCAAGCTGGTATGCTCTTGTACATTGAAGAAAAGTTTTGTATATCGTGTCGCTCGCCTAGTGTTGTTTTTAGTTCTTTAAAAGCAACTACATCTGGATGTGAACTATAAATAATTGGATCTTTAAACTCAAAATCTGCTTTGCCGGATAAAACCATTGCAGAGCCAGTATTTCTAGAATGGGCGTCGTATCCGGTCCAAGATCCATTACTTAGGCGACCAGAGTAATCAAGTACAGTGCTATCAATATTGGCTATGTTCGATATACCTTCATTAAACTTGAAATATAATCCTAAATCTACATTGGCATCATCTGTGTTCGTGCCGCCGCCGACCTGTGAGATATAATATCTTCCAATGTCTCTTGCGCTTCTTTTGGTTTTCCAGTATCTAAAGTCATCAATAGAGCCAGATAGCTTACCTGAGCCTGTAGCTGCTAAAGTATACTTAGGTGGTGTTGTATTTGCGCCAATATAGGCATATATAGAACCTGTGACATGATCAATTCCTGAACCAGTTAGCACTGTTTCGACATACGCGCCGTTTCTGTACATTTCCACGGCGATTGTTGAGCCTGTGTTTTGTATAGTAAAGGCATAATGAGACCATTCGGAACTTGCAACAGTAGACGGCGTTACGGCTGTACCGATGGGAGCATTGTGGAAACCCGTTGCACCTGAAAGAGCTGTTAATCTAAAAACTGGACCTGGGGATGTGCCAGACAGTTCAATTCTTAAACGACCATAATCATGCTCATTGCTGTGTTTGCTATTCCATAAATCGAAAATAACTTCTCTGTTTGTAAGGGCGGTAGCGTAAGCGTCTTTCTTTAACCAAAATTCTATGGTTACTCCGCCAGATAATGCAAACTTTAGATTTTCTTCTCTTTTTTTCCCTTCGTCCCAAATATTCTTCTTATTAGGTCCACTTTTGAAAGAGATGTATTCTAGATCATTTGGAAGACCGTAGCCACTGTTCGTTGACGCTTGTGTCCCCCATCCATCTGCTGATAGTAGTGCATATCCATTAGTCCTTGGATATTCTTTATCAAAAATAAAAGTCTCAAAGTAAGTGGCATTATTATACCATTCTTCTTTCTCTTTCAAGGAGCCATCATAAGGATAGTAATTGTAGATCGATTCGATGGCAACTTTATAATACTCTTCGGCAGATCCATATTTAGCAAAATTTTCTGGTTTAGAGTAATCTACATGAGGTATGAATCTATCTTTATCTCTTTGAACTTCATATGCATAGGATATGGATTCTATTTCTTCTTGAACTTTAGCATGACTCGGTACAGAAGAAGTTGTAGTAGTGCCTATTCTATTGATATCATTAAATAAATCTTTTATTGGCACTTTTAATCCTCCACTCTAAACTTGAAGGTCTCTGGCTGTTCCTTGTAAACGCCGTTTAAGTAATAAGCGAACTTTAAGTTATACATATAACCCGATTCCAAAAGAGACATATCAAGATCAAAGTAATTTCCACTAACGTCATATGAGAGCTTAGTCTGTTGATCACTTCCTGTACCATAAGAGATAACTTCTAAGTCATCAACAACTCGCGTCACTCTGTAATAGGCTTGATTTACAATGTCAGTTTGGATTTCAGAATTAGCTACTGTATATATTGTTGGTGACCAATTCTTCTCTCTAGTATACACTCTGAGCTTTGGTTCTTCACTTGTCGTATAAGATGGTTTTAAATTTGTAACTTTTGTAACATAAGTTGGCGTGGGGTTTATATTTGAAGAATCAAGCGTATTAGGAATAATATTTCCTGTATGGAACTGGATAGTTGCTTTAGTCGCATCTGCTGTGGAATGGCTTCCAGTAAACCAAATATCAAATACATCAGTCAAAGTTGTTGAGCCTGTAAAGGCAAAAGAAGCGGTATAGATACCTGTAGAGACAATTCCGCCTGTCACGACTGTGGGTGCTGCTGCTCTTACTCTGCCATCGTTGTCGGCAGACAAAATCAAAGCATCTCCAGAAGGGGCATCATTATTTAATGAGCCAGAAAAAAGACTTACATAGACGTGCTTATCACTGCCCAGCCCAGGGATATCTTGAAGTTGTCCTCTGACGTAGTTGTATAGATAAAGAGTATTTATATTATTTGCCGCAGTGGCAAGAGAGCTTGAAAAAAAGAAGTTTCCTCTATCATCACCTTCGCAACTGTTCCAGCGTGCTTCGATGACAGGGCGTTTGAAGAAATATTCGCTACTGCGTGCAAAGAACTTCTTATCATAGTAAGACAACGAAGCGCTTTCCTCAATTGGAGTTAGGGCGACGAGAAATCCGTAGTTTTCAAAACCGCCGCCGCCAGTTCCTTTGATCCAGGACTCTACATAAGGAGTAACATCGATAGACATATCTTCGTCTCCGTTTTGGAATGTAGCGTTTGCATTCCAAGGTGCGGCGGAAGCTGTGTTTTGAAAAGAACCACCTGTATTTGACCAAGCTACGTTGTCTACTCTATTGGTCCAGTTGGATGTTCCCTCATCTTTATATTCTTCCATGTCTAGTCCACTGCCCTCATTCCAAGCAGCATCTAATGCATAGATGTTTAAAGTAAAATCTTTTGGCAACGTGTTGGGAGTTACAGCATTATACATGTTCAAGTAAAAATTTACATTACCAGATGCTGGTATTAATCCTGAATCTCTATCTGCTTCAATGCCAGAAGTTCCTGTGACTGGGAATTTAATCAAAATCCTTGAGCGTTCCTTCGTAAAGCCCGAAGAACTTGAAACTTGTCCATAAATGGAGAATACTTCTAATGTATCCGCGAAGCCCATGTTTGAGCCAGTAGCTGTTCCGCTTAAGTTAGACTTAAAAGCATCAGATATAGTATTATCTTTAGTTGCTGTGTATCTTCTAATAGCCATTACAAAATTGTTCCTTTAATGTCTGTACCTATAAATTTTATCTCCCAAATAACATCATCTGGCACTTTTATAGATCTGCCATCGGGAGAGATATAATTATCCAAATCGATGGTGAAGTCGGAATAAAGTTCTCCTCTGGGTATGAATATTTCTACGTCGTCGGCATCTACAACTCCTGGTACAGAGTTTATCACATTATAAACATCTGTTATAAAAAAAGATTCGCCAATTTGTGGATGTTCAATAAATGCCTGACGTAAAGCATCATTTATATCTTGTATTAAATCAAGCTTGTTGACGTTTCTCTGTCCTATCGCTTTATATTCTATTCCAAGATTTAAAATCTTAGCGTCAATAATATCTATTGTATCGTTTAACATCTTATATTGAGCAAGCCAATTTTTTAAATTTGCTTTTATTTTTCTTTTTGTAGTAAAGAGAGTTGCGTCAAGACCGAGAGATACAACATAAAGATTAAGATTTCTTTTGAAAGAATCTTTATCTTGCTTTATCATCGCCCTGGCAACAGAACCAAAACGACTTGGCATAGAATATACTAAAGATAGATAATCTTTTTTAGTAACTGCTCTGTTTTGCGTAGCAAAGCTATTTTTTGCTCTAATCTTAATTTCTCGTAAGCCTGGGTCTGATATTGTTCCAACAATAGGCTCCTCATTAGAAACTTCGGCAGTTGTAACAATGCCTTGTACTATCGAGTCTGTTAAAAGTTCAGGATTTTCAAATTCAAAATCAGCAGAGACAAATCTATTGACAGAATCAACCCCTGCGTTTACATTGTTGGTCAAATTAGTTCTATAAAAAACACTTACAGTAGTATTTTCAGGAGCAACTCCCAGGTTATTGTTTTTCACCAGCACGGTAGGGTCAAAAGAAGACTCAGAAATATATTTTTTCCCGTGCATCTTTAAAGCTACTTTATTTGGATCTAATTTATCATCATTTTCAGTTATGGCGTCTGTTGAAGAGCCTTGTCCAAACTGTAACGATACGCTGGTTGGGTCTTGCTTCAATACAAATCTTCTCGGAACAGAAGCAGGCTTTAAAATATTCGAGACATAATCTCTGTCCTCTGTATTTGTGTTTAAGGAATCAAGATAAACTATGTCTTGCGAAAGATAGTCTACTTGATAATAATCATTTCCATCTGAATCTACAACTGAAAGTATTTCTGCCACACTATCTGTTTCCATTGTAAGTTTTAAAAAAGGCGTATAATCACCTACAACAAATCTTTCAACACCGACATCGCCAGAAATAACTTCGCCATACGCTTTAATAGCATAATGAGTCGGGGTTCCGGTTGCGGCGTCCACGTCAGAAACAAGCACTTGGTTGTTGGCGTTTTTAAAATCAACATCTGAGGTTAAAATAAAACTAGTGTTTTGTGTAGATGTAAGTTTTGAATTTCTTTTTAGAATAGGGATATAATCAGTGTCTGGTCCTAATCCTGATGTGTTGGCTGGGACTTTAACAAAAATAGCGACTGTTCCGTATGCTGTGACCTCTGGTTCATATTTATACCCCATCTGCTCTGCTAGCCTTATAACATTTTTAAACTCAATAGCTGATTCTACAAAAGACTCGTTTGCTTGATAATCTAAGTAAAAAGACATTATATCTCCAATATAAGATACCATATCCACCATTAATGCGCCAAAAGAGGCTTCATTAAAATCATTAGAAGTATTAGGGTAATATTTTTTTGCGTAGTTTATTAAAGATCTCTTGATTGAATCAAAATCTCTCGATGTATAGTCTATTGGAGGTTTAAATTTTTTTGCCATTTGTTTTAATCCGTATTGTTTTAAGGAGCAACTATAATGCTGTCTCTCAGAGAGATACCGGGAACAGAGTAAATTATTCTTACAGCTAGTTCATTGTCATTTAATTGATCGTTGTCTGCTTTTGTTGCGAAGCTAATATCTTCTACTACTAAAAAACTCATAAAAGAGTTGACCTGTTCTCGTATGACGGAGTTTAATTCGTCAGCTATAAAAGATGGATCATTTTCAAACAAGTATCTTCTTATGCCGACGCCAAAATTAGGAATCATTACCCTTTCTCCCGGCGAAGTTAGTAATAGGTTTTTAAAATTTTGTTTTACATTTTTATATATATTGTTGATCATGTCATAATGAGCAACTGTTGTTGTAAGTGGTAATTTTACAGAATATCCTAAAGCCATACAATGAACCTCATCTAATCTAAATAGCTTATATTTTTATTATTTATCGTCACATTTTTTATCTGGGTTTTCCATTTCTACAACGTCTTGTGGTGTCTTGCCTGAAGACATAACACTATCCATCCCGCCAGCGGCGGTGAGAGCCAGATATATGGCTCCAAGCGCAGTCAAAGGAGTAGTAGGGTCGCCTATTGGAATTGGCGGAGCTGGTCTAACTCCGAACATGACTATGGGAAGCAAGTTTCCTTCTTCTGCTAGTTTTTGGGAACCTTTCTTAAGGGTTTTGGCAGCTTTTCCAAAGGTGTTATCTCCATCTGTTTCAGGTGCTTCAACAAGAGACTCGATGCCTCCTTCTATGGCTTCTCCTACTTTCATAGCTCCTACGAGGATGTCTTGTAATTGTTTTCCTCTGATTATAGCAGGGTCCGTTTTCTCAACAAGATATTTTAATATAATCATTCCTGTTCTGGCTGCGAAGGCTGCGGCGTATCCAAAATCAGGTTCTGGAAAACCTTCTTCCGGGGAAGGGGCACCGGTCGTATTTGTCATTTTAACAATGTTGCTTTTCATAATATCTGACATGGTGTTTTCTCTATTAAGATAAGAAAAATCCTTACTCTCATAGACAGATTCAAATGCATTTTTAAGGTTAGTTTTTGTTCCCGAAAATATACCAAGATTAAAGTCTTGAAAAATATCTCCAATAGAATGTAGTGAAGAATACATCCCAAGAGCTGCAACTATGTCTCCAAAGTTATACATTTCTGATGTTATCATCTTAAATGTGTCGGTATTCATCATTTTTTTCTTTAAAGAATCTAGTGGAAATTTTTGTACGATTTCCTTTTGTATTATTGGAATTGAGCTATTCTTTTCAGGCTCTTGGTTTGGTCTACCCTCGGTTGGTTTTGGAGGGAGTGTCTCAAAATAATTGTCTACATCATCTTCAATCTCTATAAGAGGTATTGAGTAGATTTCGACACTATCGACAGTTTGTCTTTCTTCATCTTTAAAATAAACCTCTTTTATGCTAAAAGACTTTTCATCGTAGTTTCGCGGATCGAATGCTTTTCCTGCCACTTTACTAATATTTTTTCTAATATTCTTAATGGTTGGAGAAAATTGTTTAATGGTGCCGGGATATACATAGCTCAACCTAATTCCATATTTTAAAGGCTTAAACATCTCTGTATGTGAACCAAATACTCCGAGTGTGTTGTAGTCGCCAAAGGCTTTTTGTTGGGCGTTTTCAGCGGCTGCGAGTTGGGAGATAAAAAACTGCCTTGGATCGGTGTCATATGCATAACCATCTAGAAAATCTTCCAGTTCATTGTTTTTTTCCACAAGTTTATCAGATATAGTGTCTAGTTCATCGAAATTTTTAACAATATCTATTTCTTCTAGAGTCTTTATTCTGTTATCAAGTTCTTGAAACTCTTCGAACATACGGGCTATCCCTTCATCGTTAAGAAAGGTAACATCGTCATACTTTCCTTCTTTATATTCTTTAAATATTAGAGCGTAGGTATCACGTCGTACAATCATCTTTGGATAAAGATCATCAATAATATCTTTTTTGGCTAGTTGTAGTGCTCCGTTAAGAACTCCGTAAAGCTTATCCGGTTTGGGCGAGAACATTTCCTTTAGTGTAGCTTCAGATTCCTTCCATTTGAAGAAAGGTTCATCTGTAATTGGAGGTAAAGCCGACACCCCAGGAATTGGCGGGAATAGCGCTTCGGAAGAGAACGGGAACTTATTTTTCTCAATATATACGTCAAGCTTGTTTGTTAAAATATTATATTCCGCGCTCCACTCTGCTATTAAATCTTGCACTTCTTCGTTAAGAGTATTGAATATATAAGTAGAATTCGCTAAAGTTTCGTATTTTTCAATACTTGATTCTAGTTTTTTTGTAAGTTCTGCATTTATATCACTTATTATAAAGTCTTGCATTTCTTCAAATGCAGACAGTTTGACAGCTCCAAGATAGTTTGGATATTCATAAGCAACGTTTTCAGCTTCTGGGGTGTAATTTACTTTGTTCAACTCTTCTATAAACTCTTGATAATCAGGAAGTGTCTCTCCAAATTCGTTGCCTTGAGCGCTATATTGTGTTTTTATAATATCGTATATTTTATCTTTTGAAAGAACTTTCCACATGCCTCCAACCATTTCCTTATACAAATTATACTTGTTATTATAGAGGTTTTTGTTTGCTTCTGTCCAGATTTTGTCCGCTGATCTTTTAAAGAATTTATTAGTTAAATCGTTCTCTACTTGCTGTTCACCTCCGCCTATCAACCACATAAAGTTGCCGTCTAAATCTTGAGATGGTATTTTTAGAATATTTTTTCTTCCAAGAAGGAAATCTGTTAGTTTTTGAATTTGTCTAGTAGGTTGATAATCTACTCTGATATATCTCTCTAAAATAAAACCGCCTTCATTTCTTAGTGCTGTTAATGGGGATAAAATACTGAACTTTCTCGTAAATCTATTTTTACCGGGAGGGACTATCGAGCTTTCAGCAATATCAATGTTAGGGATAATATCTAAAAACTCATTTATTTCAAGTTTTTGTTTATCTGATACAAGCTGTACTGACTTTTGAAAAGGCTCATATACATTAGAAAGTTGTTCTTTGAAAATATAGTTTATGATAGCGCCGGTATCTGAACTGTTTATATTGTAAAGATCATCTAGATTCTGTTCAGAGTTTTCCTCTCCAGATAAAGAGTCTTCATCTAGCATGTCTTTCTTTAGCTCTATATATTGTTTTAGATATTCTGAAAATTTATTTCTAAACTCATCACCTAATCTTTCCATAGTAAAGAACATGATATCTTGCATAATCTTAAAGTTGTTTTTATCTTTTAACAGGGTATCAATGTTTACTTCTGAAAATACAAACACGCCCGATATTAAAAATTCTAAAGCAAGAATCTTAAAAAAACTTTCAGTAATTTCCATTAGCATTGCATTTTCAATATCTGTTCTATTGTATATCTTTTGACCTCGCTCTCTCTGTAAAGAAGAGAAATATCTCCTTCTTTCCTTAAATCTATATTCTATGTCTTCTAATACTATTATTTCTTCTATAAGATCATCTAGGTTTGTCTGTACCTTTGCAGCTTCTTCTGTTTCAAGTTCATCGCAAGCTAGAGGAGGTACTCTAGTGTCTCCACTGGTTGGAGCAAACTTTAGCTTTTTTAAAGCTGATATGTTAAAGAATGGAGATTTAGATGCATAGAGAGACATAAAATTGATAAGTTGTCTAGTTGAATAATCAAACAGAGTGTCCTTAAAATCATCTAAAACCTTATTTATATCTTGTTGCGAAACAGATAAGTCCCCAAAAAAACCAAAATCAGTTCCTTCTTCTAACACTTCTTTTGCAAAAGATAGAAACCCTGCTTTGCGAGGAGGCATATCCATGTCTTCTTCACTCAAATAACCTTTTTTATGCATTATGGTTTCTTTTAGTTTTATCTCTTTTGTAGAGTCAATAGCTACTTTATCGTTTAGACGCGCTTGAAGAGAAAAAGTTGCAAAATCTGGGGTGGGCGGGTCTGTGTCCCACTTATATATTGGCTCTATTAATGATCCCGTTAAAGGATCAGATTGTGAATCATATGACTTCATATTTGAAAACTTCATAGTTATCTTTTTATCGCCAAATCCTATCCTAAAAGAATTTTCTTCCTCCAAACCGCCAGGTCCGAGTTCAAGGCTGGTTTGAAGGGCTTTTACATTCTTGTTTAAATCAATAGCAATCTTCTTTTTACCCATATCGGCTTTGTTTTTTAATATTCCTGCTTTCATTACCCCGTCTTCCTCGTTGCGAAGCCTATTAATTTCTATCTGAATCTCTAAAGGTATCTGTGAGTTTCCAAAAGGATCTGGCACGAGGGTTTCTTTGAGAAAGACATCTCCAGGTTTCAAGGCTTCCAGTTCATATATTGCCTGGATTGGACCAAAATATGCCTTTACAACCATGTCTAACATTGCATCAGAACTTCTATTATCTTCAACTATAGAATTTAGTAACTCTTTTATTTTTCCTCCAAATAGAAAATCTTCTATATTACCATTTTCCAGGGCTGTACTAATATCATCTATTAAGTTTTTAAGATCTTCTGCACTTTGTTTTCTAACTTCTTCCTGTTCTTTTAAAAATTCTTCTGGGAATCTTCCTGCTAAATGATCTATAAAGTCTTCCGCTTCGTCATCTCCACAAAAATCTAAAGTTGGAGGTTGCTCTTTCTTTTGTCTAATGCTTTCTTCACCGATAGCCATAGTGACCTCTTCAATGATATTTTTTCCCATGATCATCAAGAAATCCTCTTTTTGGTATATTGAGACAAGTTTGCTTGCTAGCGATGGATACTGTTCTGATATCTCTGTGCATATGATATCAATAACTTCTAAATCCCCTCTTCCTTCAAAGATAGCTAATATTTCAAGAGGAGTAGCCAAGCTGGAAATAATATCCAAAATACTAGCGACATCTTTATCTTCTAGCAAAGCCGCAGATATAGAATTTATACTATTCTTAACAGAAGCTAAGGAGCTGTTTTTTAGGTTTTCTTTTAGATTAAAAGAACCAATCTTCTTTATCTTTTCCAGCTCTGATTCGTTAAAATAATTGTTCTTTATTGTTCTAAGTATTGTTTTGACATGTTCAACAACGGTAGAAGTAACTACGTCCTTTACTAAAGAGAATATTTCCTCGTCCTTTCCTTCTGTGACATCAAATATTTCGTCTCCGCCATCGGAGAAATCAAAAGATAAGCCTTCGTTGATTTTGTCAGAAAAGTCAAAAGATTTGCCAAAAAAGTTCTGGTCTACAAAGTCACCTCCCAGTGAAGAATCTTTTAAAACGTCTGCTGAAAAATCCATTGACTCAATATTATTTATAGTTTCGGTAGGTCCATCTAAAAAAAGATCCTTTGGAACCTTAGAGGACACGGCGGTCGATGCCATTCGTAAAAGCTTTTCTGTAGGTATTTTATCCAGGACGGCTCCATATAAAGACTCAATAGAATTTATCTGCTCAATATTGCTAAGAATCCTTTTTATTGTAGGGTCTTCTATTTTTTCAAACATTGTTCTTTGTATATTTCCAACAGATTGTTTTAAAGCAGGTCCAATTACCCCCAGAGCAGCCTCCTTTTCTGAATGTGTCATCCCGTGAGAAAATTCTTCCTCGGCAGTTTCTAGTTCTTCTTTTACTTGCTTAGGCTCACTAGCTTCATCTTTCGTCTTTTTTGAAGATGGCTTGTATTCTGGCATATCGAATGTATATTTTGATATGATCTCATACCACTTACTACTTTTGGGGTCTGTTTCTCCTATTTCTTTAGCCATTAAGTCAGAATTAATAAGATAAAACAACGACCTTTTCCATTCAAAAACCACATTAGTTGTAAAGCTTTTTACAAGCTTAATATCAATTGGCTTAGATAACTCAGCTTTTTCTTCAGGAGTAAGTTCGCCGTCCGATGGAAAAAGATGATCCTCGACGTCTTTTGGATACGCTTGTAAGCCGACAACACTAGGACCTTCTCCTCCAAAGAAAATCTTTATTTGCTCATCTTCTCTCGTTGGGTATGTTTTGTTTGTTTCAAACATTTGAATAACGAACAAGGACAATGCCATAAAGTTATTTGACTCTTTAAGTGCATTTAAATCTATATTTTGTTTCCTTATTTCTCTAGAAATTCCTCTCATATACTTCGCAATTTTTTTCACATTTTTTCTTAAATCACCAAGCGATGGGCTTTCTAAGGTATGTGTAACATTTACATTAGATAAATCTTTTATTATATCGTCAGCAGTTAATAATTGCTTAGGTATTCCCACAAGCATCTTGCATTTTGCTTTTGGTCTTTGAGGTACATATATTCCAGCGTCTTCAGATTTATATAGCATTTCTGCTACGCGCTCTTTTGAGGCTTCAATCTCATAATGCTTTATAAAGAACTCTAATGCAGCTTCTTTAGTTCCAAGGTAAACTGCTCTTTGCTCTACATCATCTTTCCAAGATTGCTTAACAGTTTCTTTGACTACATAAAATGTATCATCAGTTTCTAGAATAGTGTCTGTTGGTTGTTTATACCAATCTTCTACTTTTTTCTTCTTACCAGTAGAAGCCTCAATAACAACTTTGGCTTGCGGAGGGTCTGTTCTTTCAGGGTCTACCGGATGTAAGAATCTTTTTTCAATATAGTACGAGGCATCAAGTACAGGTAAGTCTGCTGGTTTAGGATTATCAGAGATATCTTTTTTAGAAAATACAGGATCGTTATCAACAACCTTGACTAATACAACTATCTTTTCTCTTCCTTTTTTATCTGATATTGTAAATTCTATATTATCTGTCTTAACCAAGGTAAAAGGAAGCATTTTAAGTTGCTTTTTGAGCATCCTTCTTCCTTTGAAGCGTATGGTTCTTTTACTATTCCCGTAAAAGTCTGCAAAATCATCATAAGCATCAACAAGACCGCCCGTATTGTCTATGTCCGCCATGTTAAACACAAAATAATTTTCTTTATTAGCGTCGAACGTTAACTCAGGTCTATTTTTAAATAAATCTGTTTCTTCTAAAATTTTATCTTTTTCGGATGTTGCCATTTTGTTTTTTCCAAGTTCTAGTTCGTATGATTATATTTACTATTTATGTACTTTTTCTGCCCTTTTGTTAAGAAATTAAGCTTAAACGTTTGCAGTTCTTTTCTATTCACACTTAATGATCTATCAATATTGCTTTGTAGATCTTTCATATTATCGGGTATCTCTATTATTAAGCTTTCTGACGGAGACGTTATTAACCCCGCAAAAGGACTTACATGAACGTGCTCTGCTACAGCTAGGTTTATTTTATTTTGATACAATAAAAACCCGGCGACAAGCTTATTTAAATCGGAAACATGTTTTGTTAATTTATTAAAAGCAGATACCAAGTTTTCTCCTTTTGGTATTGGTTGCATATCTGAATCGTCGTTTAGCGCTATAAGATCTATGCCTACACGAGTTGGCTCTATGCCTTTGGAGTTAGCGGTGTCTACATTTGTTACAAATTTAATACCTTCTCTAGATAATAATCTAATTCCATCGGCTTTCATAGCAATCCCTGACCTGTTTTCAAAGTTTCCAACTTTGCCAGTTGCGATATTAAAGCTTTTATCAATGTCAGTTTTTTGCGAAACATATATTCTAGCTGCATCTTTCTCAAAGCTTGGATCTAAAAGTCGAAAGTTGCCATTGCCGTCTGTCTCTGGAATCGCTCCAGAATATCTTCCTACCACTATATCAATTGAAGCTGCTTTTGCTTCACCCTTCATGCCTCTACCTTGTAGCAGGCTTCCTACTCTGTCTCTGCCTAAGACAATATAAGAATCTGATTTTCCCTGAATGACTTTCTCGCAGGTGGCTTGGTTATATTTAGGAATAGATTCAAATAAATCTTCGCCTCCGACGCCTAAATTTGCAGTTACTGCACCCAAATCTCGGTTTTCAAATTTTTCCTTTTCTGAAGGGTTTTTTCCATCTAAAGGATTATTTTTTATGTAAACCATTGTTTTTTCCTTCTACGCCAAAGGCTTTGTAAACTTTGTCTTGTTGTTCGCAACATCTCTTTTTCCGTATTTCTTTTTGCCAGTTACAAGGCTAGCATGTTTTTGTGGCCAATTTAAGGGACCGTTTGAGCCCCATATTTTCTTGCCATAGTTTACCATTTTCTGATCTGGAAAGTGTGTAAAATTATTTCTACCGGCGTTTAACTTTGGATTATTCTTTTTGTTAGTTGCAGCTAAACCTCCAATAGCAGCATAGTACGCCTGCTTAGAAGACATTCCAAGAGCCCTTCCTAAGCAATAAAACTCCTGGAATACTCCATCAGAATGATGCCAGCGATGATGAGCCACAAGTCCTTGTTGCCAGTGTTGCTTGGGTTTGAATCTTCTGCCGCTTGGAAGTCCAGTTCTCCAGAACTTTTTCCAAGACGTCTTTGGAGGCTTGGTTTTAAAACCTTCGACCATAGGATTAAATCTTCCCCATATAAATACTGGTGAGCCGCCGCCTACTGAGCTTTTAAAGCCGGTTGATAGTTTACTATGATTTGCTGTTGCCGGAAAAAGAATTGGGATATTTATTACATTTTTATGAGGTCTATTTGGACCTGCGAGCCATACAATCAAATCCCAACACATCCTGCACTGTCTTTCACTAGGCAACATATATAATCTATTTTTACCGAAAATAGCTGTTCCATGTTTTAGAACTCCATTTCCTTTGCCTGAAGATTGTGCTGTTCCTCCAACATTGCCTAGAGGATGAAGATACTTATATCCTTCGGTGATGTTATTTCCTATGCGTCCTGGTTTTACTTTTACATTGGACATGTTAATAACCTCAATGCCAACAGAAATATAGTTACACCAGTTTGCATGACCGCATAGTTTATTTAATGGAGTCGTCAAAGCAGTATCTCCAGCGCGTCCTCCCCAAAAGTGTACTTGTTTTATGTTTGTATAGGGCTTGTGACCTGTGATATTGCCGTTGTCGTCCTTTACCGCGTACATTTTTCCTTTTTTAATCTTTGATGCTCTTGAAGCAGCATTGCTATAGGATGTTCCGTGACCAGCGGTTTCGTGAAACACAAACATTTTTACGTGCTGAAGTGTGTAATTCTTTTCTTTTCCTGCGGGATATACATCTGTTGATACATTTTCATTTGAATAAAGGGCTTTTGGTTTTCCTTTTGTAGGGAGTTTGATTTTTGTTCCTTGATTAACAACACCAGTCTGGGGAGGTCCGCTGCCGAGGGCTCCGGTGCCTGTGCCACCTCCAGTGGTTTGACCTGGGGCACAATTTGTTGCTTGCTGAACGGCTATGGCGGCTGCTGCCTGTCCTGCGGCGGCGGAGGGACTTGTAGATTGAGCTTTTTTGTTTTCTTCTTGTTTTTTTAAAGTATTGTTAATCGCCTTCGTTGCATTCTCGACATTTTCTTTTGCTTGCTCTGCATCTGTTTTCTTTTTCTTGTCTTTTATTTCCTCTTTCTTTTTCTCTTCTTTTTTAGGTTCAGAGCCTGTGGTTGGTTTTCCTTCTTCTTTCTTTTTCTTATCTTCAGGTTTTTCGCCTTTTGTGGTAGTTGTAGGAGTATTTTTTGAGGGAGGGACTTCGGCGTTTGGTGCGGGATTATTGTTTGTTTTTTGCTTATCAACGTTAAGCAACATTTGAATAGTTTGTTCCCAGGTAGGCATTTTAGAATCTGGCGCTGGTAATCCGGCGACTGCTTGCATCGCATATCGAGGGACGATGGGTCTCTTTAATAAAGCCTGTACAGTTGAAGATTTTTTAACAACTTTTTTATCATTCTTGTGTCCCCAGTACCATTTTCTTTTTGAGTATCCTTTAGGATTAACAGTTTTGGGGTGTTTAGTTTCTCCTGGTTGTGGATATTCTGGGTCCCAGTGAGGGCATCCTGATGGTGGTAAGCTTGTTCCAAATGTAGTAGATTTTCCTTTGTTAGGACCTGTATTTGTCTGATAAAAGCCAACACCACCGTCTGGTAGCTTGCCTGTTGATATAAGTTTTATTAATATAGCCCAGGTCTTTGTATTGCTTATTTTTTTACCATCGACAGTGGCTTTGAAATCTAGACCTGAGCCCCATTTATGAGAGGATTTTGCAGCGTGTCCCCATGTGGTGGCTGCTTTTGGGTCGTAAATTTTAATCTTTCTGTTAGGATAGAGACTTTCAAGATACCAGTGAAGAACCTCAACCCCAGCGACAAGCCTTTGTAACTGAGATTTATACGGCTCTTTTAAAAATCTTCCTGGTTGTTTTGTAAAGTCGGTTAATTTATAACCATGCAATACATACTTGCCTCCTGGAGGAGGAGTAGAGGTAGTTTTACCTTTTAAGAGAGCCGCATTTCCTCCACCTGGAACTGCTCCACCGGCTGGAGCAGCTTGATTAAATGTAGAAGAGGGTGTAGAAGGCGCAGCTCCACAAGGTGGCTGTCCTGCTATCGCTAAGACGCCTTTCAGTGGACCTACATATACAGGCTTTTCTCTATTTTTCTTATCTAGATAATCGACCCAAACAAAATCCCCCACCTTTGGAACTTGAGAGGCGGCAGTTTCATTTATAGAAACAAACTCATCGTGTAGATCCAAATAAACTTCATCTTCAACTGGTATTTCTCCAGGTGGTCCTAATTTTTTCGGCTCGGGAATGTGAGCGTGATAATCTGGCTGCCCAGGTAAATACTTTGATGTTATTCTTCCATAGAGCATCACTCTGTTTAAAGACTCGAAAGGGTTTGGATCGTCTGGGTTTTCAATAGCAAAATTGTTCTTTAGCTCATCTACCCAAGTAAGATCTCCATCACCGCCAGTGATCTGAGTGACTCTTAAAACTTTTGCCAAAAAAGGTCCTTTACCTTCAGTAATATCAGGAGTAAGGGTGTTGGCTGCTACCTTTTCTACAAGATCAAATCCAGAAGACGCATTATGATAATCTTTAAAATTCGACATTCATTAGCCCTCTTCTTCTTCTTGTATGAGGGCGTATAAATCTTCCTTGATGTCGTCAGTCAACCCTACGGAAGTATCAGTTTTTTTATGCAGTAGAGAGGATATTTTTACAAGCTGTTCATTCGATCTTTGTAAAGTTTCAAGATATTTAGCTGCCGTTAATCCAACTTCTCTATGGCGTGCATCTTCTTTATTAATATAACTCATCAGGTCAGTTAACAAAGTTAAAGCCAGTGCTCTATCGTTTTCAACATTTTCCAATGCAGATGCCAAACAATCATCAAGATCAACTTTTGCCATTTATATGCTCCTATAAATTATTTATTATATTCTCTTTTAAAGTTTCTATATTTTTCTCTTAATCTATTCAAGTTGTTAACAACCTGCTTTGTATTAAGATTTGTTAGTTCTCTTATATGCATATAAATAGCTTTTTTATTAAAAATTTCGAGATCTTCAACATTATCAAATAAATCAATAATAGCGTTTAGAACTTTCCTTTCATTTTCTTTTAGATTCTGCTTTTCCCATACGGTAAGTTCGCCCATTAGAGATTGCCAAAACTCATATTTTTCTCTTTTCTCTAAATAAGATTCACTATGAGCTAAAGAATTTTGTTCTATTTCTCCCACCACATCATCATATCTAACTTCTTTTTTAAGGTTCTTTGAGTTCTTTTTGACCTTGTGGATAAACCAGTTCTTGGTAATCACACTAAAGTAAGAAAAGGCTTTAGAGCCTTTCTCTGGATCAAACTTATCTAAAATGGTTGTAAGCCAGATCTTACATTCGTCCTTGAGAACTTCAATGTTTGGTAGTGTAGTAAACTTATAAGTATAAGTAATCTTATCTACCATCTCATCGAAAACAGGACCAATGTACTGTATATAGAGATCTGTCCTAATCTTGCGACAATCTGTTAAGGCGTACTCAACTATCGCTTTCTGGTGGACTTCTGTAAAGTATAGATTCTTTTTCCTCTTGCGAGTTTTCTTCTTTTTCTTCTCTGTCAAAATTTTCTTCCTCTTCCAAGAAATATCTTTCTTGGAGGTCAATAATCTCGTTTATCATTTCACGAGAATGTCGGATCAATCCTTGTAAAGTTTGATCTCCATAGAACATTTCCATGCCATGTAGCTGGTCTACATGCTTTTCATATTCGTCCAATTTCTTAAAAAACTTTTCAAGATCTTCAGACACGTCGGAAAGTTCTGTTCTTAACTTTAAAATATACCATATAAGAGTTACTATAATAATAGTAGCCAAAGAAAGCAAAAGGGGCAAAAGCCCCACAACAAAAGCCATAAGAATAAGGTTTATGACTAGCGATAAAGTTAAAAATATTTGTATCATTTATATTCTATCTCTCTTAATCTTTTCTTTTCATCTTTTAGATCTTGTCTAAAATCTTCAATACTCTTCTTGACAATTGAGCCTGTCTTTTGTTTTTTATCTTCGTCAGTATTTTTAAACACACTGACTGTATTCATAGGTACTCTCTCTACACTTCCCGAGCAATACAAACAAATATCAAGCTTTTCTTTCATTGAATGCACAACTTCGATGATTTGCTTGCAGTCTTCGCTTAGGCATTTGTAGAAGTACTTAGGCATCAGATTCTGTCGCGTTTAACTCAACTTTGGGAGGGTTGGTGCAAATAATCTCTCCATCTTCAACTTTAAAGTCTAGCTCTTGCAAAATCGGCACAATATCGCTTTGCTCCATGAGAGATTTTTGCAAACACATCATTAATGTGCCCATTCCTTGATTTGAAAGTTTCATGTTTTTCTCCTTACCATTTGAAATTTTCTTTGTAAAACTGAACAAGCTTTACAATCTCTTCGTCGAAAACCTTTGTAGGTTTCCATCCAAGTGCTTCTAGTTTGTCTCCGTTAAGAGCATATCTAACATCTTGTCCAGGTCTTTTGTGGCTTAAGTCCACGTAATCTTTCCAGTTTACCTCATTATTATAGTATGCTTCAATGATTTTTTTAACAGTTAACCAATTTTTTTGTTCAAAATCGCCTGGAATGTTAAAGATTTCATCTACTTTACCAGATTCTACAATAGTTGTAACTGCTTCTGCTGTATCTTCTGCATGAAGCCAGTTACGGATTGGTTCGCCTTCGTCGTGAAGCATAATCTTTTTTCCTCGTTGGAGGAGTTTCACGCACAAAGGAATAAGTTTTTCTGGGTATTGTCCTTCGCCATAATTGTTTGTTGGACGAACAATAACATACTTTACACCGTAAGTTCTTGCCCAAGCCAAGATAAGCATATCTGATGATGCTTTAGAGGCTGAATAAGGGTTACTTGGGATAAGCGGGTCTGTCTCTACATGTTCACCCTCTGCAATGTCTCCATAGACTTCATCAGTGCTGAAATGGAAGAAAACAGGACGCTTCATTGTGTTGTCTGGTTTGCGACGAATAAGATCTAACAGGTTCTTTACTCCATTCACGTTTGTTTCAATAAAATCACTACTATCAATGATACTATTACCTACGTGAGATTCCGCAGCAATATTAATAACATAATCACAATCTGGTAAAGATTTAAGTTGTGCTATATCTTCTTCCAAAAAGGTAAAGTTAGGATCCCTCTTAAATACCTCTAGAAACGATTTGTTTGCCGCATAGGTAAGGTTGTCTACCCCATATACCTTCCAGCCCTTAGAGAGGCATTTTCTTGTGACGTATGAGCCAATTAAACCTAGACATCCAGTAATAACAACAAGTTTCATTTAATCTCCTTTTAAAATCCTGTGTGAATCAGAGTCAAAGTGCTCAGTCGAAAACTCAAAAAGCTCTGAATCTTTAAGGGCGATCATTTGATGTCGGAGCCCGCGCCATACATGAAAGTTATCTCCAGGATTCAAAACAAGCTCTTCAGCCAGTGCGATGTTGTCTTTGTCAGAAAATTTGACCAACATCTTTCCTGATTGTAAATAAAAAACTTCGTCTTTAAGTTCGTGGTAATGCCAAGAGCATCTTTTACCTTTCATAAAGAAAAGAAGCTTTCCGCAGTATTCGGACTTGTTTACGATCCATTTCTCGTAACCCCAGCCCTTTTTGACGAACTTCATTTCAAGACCCTGATTCAAAGTAGACATGAGCGCTTATTCCTTTATCGTCAATGTAAAAATCTCCAGCAGGTTTACCAAGTATAAGCTTGTGATACTTAGCTCCCCAAGAGGCAAGTTGTTTTTCGGTTAAGTCATAAAACTGAGCAATGGCTTTTTCAGCGTCATTGTTGTGACGACCCATTCCTCTTGCAGTAAAATAAATAATCTCACAACCATCATCGTAAAGCTGGTTAATAACCTTTATACGATTGTGTAGTGGCTGTGCTTGTGTGTAGTCGTTACCAGAGACCTTTTCACAGATTGTTCCATCGATGTCAACTACATACGTCATTGTTTGCCTCCAAAATATTTGTGGTAGAGTATGTTCCTATTCTATCAAAAAATAAAACTTTGTTAACTTTTTCCTGTCCTACGACTATCTTGCCTTTCCAATCAGAACCAACAATCATTGTATCTACATTGTTTTCAACAAGTCTTTGTCCTAGTTCGTTATCGGTTGAAAATAACACAACCTTGTCAATGTATTTGATTGCCTCAAGAAAAAACTTACGATCTTCTTGGCTGTTGAAAGGACGGCTGGGTCCTTTACTTTCTTTTACACGACTGTCTGTATCTATACCAACAACAAGATAGTCGCCTTGTGATTTACAAAACTTAAAAAGCTCTACGTGCCCTCGATGAAGAATATCGAAGCAGCCATTAGTCCAAATAACTTTCATCTAGTAGTTCGCATACCAAGGAGAGTCAATAATCTTGTAAGCCTTTATAAGCTGCTCAATGCTAGTGTCGAGGTCGTATAGACACTCAAAGCCTTTGTCGTAGATCTTTTGACTGCTCACAATATAATCTCTTACATCTGGATCTTTTGTGAACTCTGCCTTGATAATTTCAAGCGGAGTATGTTCACCAATCTTTTCTGCTAG